CGGTTTAATGTCAAAATCCGGATTCATAGAAAGAGGGGATATATCAGATGCAAATACCCGATTTTCTGGATTTCTTCGAACTCAAGGGACGCCCAATACCCCATACCCGTCTGAGCATGGTATCTTAGTATCTATTTCAACAAGTTCTGTATGTTTACAGTTCTTTTTGAGAGGTTGGCCTGTCGAATTGTATTGGAGAAGCCTTTGGGACAACTGGAACTCTTGGAACCGAATCGGTTAATCAGCTTAGTTGTATCCATTCGCTCCAGTTATCAAGACCCCATCTCATTCTTGTGTATGATATACCTTTGTCTGAAATTGCAAGCTGAGAAACAGAGCCACCCGCTCCATCGCGGAACACAATAATGTGTCCAAGTTGTATCGGATAATGTTTTGATGAAATATCTTCTCTGTAGCAATATACGGCATAAAACCCTGATTCTGTTAGTGAATTTGCATCCGTATTAATATCAACGCGGCTTCTATATTTGAACGGGAAATCAATAAGTTCCGCCAGAACTGACGCAACCTGCTCTTTTGTCATTACTCCGACGGCATTTCCGGCGGCATTCACGGCCACAAAACTGGAGATGTCTTCCAAAGCTGGGAGAGCCAGTGTAGACTTCTTCAGTAGCTCCGTTTTCGACACTTTATGCGGAACGCCGTTTGTATCGTACACCTGTACCGTTTCACCATCTTCTGCCGTTGTCTGATTCTTCATACTTTCTGTATGCTTCAATAGATTGTCAGTTTCTTCACCTGTAAAGCTTAATACAAAATCTTCTTCTGCTGCCATAATTGTTTTTAATTTATAGTTATTAATGATGTTACCAACATTGTATATTATAATTATCTCATTGCATCATCAAGCCCAGCAAGAAACCATGGAAGAAGCGACGCTGCATGATGTCTTACCCTGTTAACTTCATCATCTGAAAATTCGGTATCGTCATCGCTGGAAAAAATTTTTTCAGCCAATTTTAAATCAGCAATACCAACTCCTGTCACATTGAAAATGTTATCTGCAAACATTTCTCTGACATCAATCTCCACGAATTCAGATTTATCTATCTTCGTGTACTTCTTAAATTTCTTAAAATCTATTTTCATGATTAATCGATTAAAATTCCATTTTCAAAAACCAGTTTATACGTTGAAGGTATCGAACCATTCTGTATAGTCCATGATATTGTTCTCGTTGCTCCTTTTTTGTATGTATATGAGCCGTCGGCTTGCAATGACCATCCGGTACCGAACTCATTAGACAATATCGTATTGGTATAAAGATTTCCGTTTACATGTACTCCTCCGTCAAAATATCCGGCATAAGTATTAGAACTATGTGGCTTGCTAGTACCGTTCCTTGAAGCATAGATACATGCTCCACCGTCATTGCTTCCAATTACTTTGACCCCAAATTTCCCGTCAGTCGCACCATTGAAATTTATGTCAATCATACCACTGTTATCATCCGTAGGAACACCAATCCGTATACTCCTGCTATCATTGCCGAAAAAATCCCTTCCCTTCCAATTCAAGGAACCGTTGTCTATAGTGAAACCTCCAATCTTAGCACCATCGGCAGATATTGTTCCGGAAAAAGTACCTTTAGCGGCTTTCAGTTCACCCGAAAATGTACCGTCTGCACCATCCAGATGTTTCACTTTTAACGAGTTTACATCTATGCACTCTGTAAGAAGAAGTGGTTTCCCATTTTTAACCGTAAACACGGCTATTCCTTTCCCTTCAGAACTTTTAATTTTAAACTTATCTGAAGAAATAGCAATCTCATTTTTTTCGATGTCAATACCCGTAGCACCAAGTTTAATTGAGATATTTTTCTCTGCTACATCTACAACGCTTTCACCATTTGACAACAATATTCTTGCTGCACGTACCTCTATTTCTCCAGAAGCAAGTCTGATATAATTTGTCTTGTCCCTATTACCGATATATGTCTTTCCATAAACATTAAAGTATCCTTCTTTAGTTAGACGATCATATCCGATTGAAACTATATCTTTCCCGGAGAGGGAGTAAGAACTTATCCCCTGATAGAAGGTAAGAGAAGGCGCACCGTCTCCGTATGCAGACAACACGATTGCAGCCTGAAAATCTGTATCCGATACGTCTCCAAGTTGTACCATCACATCTCCAACTGCCGGTATGTCGCTGCCTTCGTCACAATGATTCACGGATACCTCTATCCAGTTATCACCAACATTTTCCACCAGACGCCACCAATAGTGATTGGATACGCCGTCATACGCGCCTTCCTTAATATTAAAGGACTGTGAGCGTACTAAATTCCCTGGCTTAAAACGATTTTCTATGGCTTTCTCACCATCATCTGCAAGGAAGTAACAGCGATAAACAGAACCATAAGTTCCAGGAGATGAGTAACTTCTTTTCCCGTCTGAGAACTTGACTTCTTTACCATCCTTGAAACGAATTCCCTTTTTTTCTATAAACTCGACCTTAGTAATCGTTGCTCTGGCCCCGCTGGCGTTGAACATGAAGGAAGCTCCGGCCAGCTCGGTCTCCATTATTGAAAGTAACTGGAAGATGGCTTTCTTGCGCACGTACAGTTTGTCAATCCATCCGACAGACTCGCCGCCCTTTTCTGAAGAGAATGACATACCAGCACCCATCATACCGGTCACGAAGTCAATTGATTCCAGGAAAGGAGATATGATACCGCCAAGAAGCTTAATGAGATAGTTTGTCTGGTCTTCCTTGTCCTTTCTCAATAATGTTGCAAGTGACCGTTTTGCCGAAAATACGTTACTGTCCGATGGGGCAGTAGAATCATTGGTCTTAATCACATATATGCTACTTCCTCCGCCTCCAACATAAGTATGCCCTTTATACGTAATCGACTCCAGTTTCTCTTCCACATCATTAAGGCGAGAGTAGGGCATACTTTCCCCAATAGTATATACCGGAGAATCCCATGGAATGTCAAGGTTAAACTCCCATCCGAGAACACGGCTTTCACGACCATTCTCAAAAAAGGCTTTATTGACCAGGTTTATCTTTTGCCCGAACTCGAAAAAGCGTTTCAGCTTGTCTTCATTAACCCATTCTGACCGGAGGGTAGTGTAGTATGTACCATCGTCCTTTTTTCGCTGGTCTGCTATCTTCTGTGCCTTCTCTTTCAGTTCCTGCTCCGCGTCCGGAATCATTTGTACAGAAACAAACTTTGGATCAAAACCGGAAAGGATATACTTGTCATCATTTTCAGGATATATGGTATCATCCGGCAATGGACGTCCGTAGTCTTCGCTGCGGACAATTTCCCAAAGCTGGCTTCCGTTGTTGTCCGGGTCAAAAATAACACCGAACTCCAAACCATTCATTTTGCCGGACTGAAAGATAATTGTCAGCTCTTGTCCCGGAAGTATGTAGTCCTTGGAGAAATTCAGGCCAGTATCACGATAGCGATAGTAAGTCACGGTTTCCTGACCTCCGTCTTCATTTGTAACGGTTTCCGTCCTCGTAGATACACTTGACATCGTACTTTCAAGTCGGGGATATACCTCGTCAAATACCACGATGTCTTCAATTGCTTCTTCCTGGCTCATGTCAGGATACACATCTATATATGGCGTACCAGCGGGAAGCATAAGTCGTCTTTGCACAACTCCGTTTACTACCGTCTGCTCTTCAATGGGACGGTAGTTCTCAGGTATGTTTCTTGTAGATCCGAATGCATAAATGCGGGTGGCATAAGTGCCTTTGCTCTCACTGCGAGTCATGGCAGACGCTTCAACCCCTAACTCGATTTTGACGGCATCACCGAATTCGTTTCGCCCAAAATGAATTACGTTGTCCGTTATCCAGCAATCACAGTTCCACTTATCCTCACCCGCCATTGAGAATAAGGCATCCAGCAGGTTCATATTGTCATACGTCATTGCAACTGCCTTATTCTCTACTGTTGAATCTATTTCAAATACGAATTCTTTTCCCTTATAGGTATATCCCAAAGCTTTCAGGTTACGTAAGAACACACCAAGCTGTACATCAAGGGCTGCGGTGAGAGACCATGACGCTTCATATCCAGCATGTTCAGGAGTGTATTTGAAAATTTTGTTTTTCCACTTCCAGTAGTAAGCATCCAGTTTCAGCTCATAATCATATCCACCAGTAGAAGCATTGAAAGAAGGTTTCTGCAGGTCTGTTACCTCATATACTTTTGAAAGTAAGCCGCCCAGTGAATCATCCAGAACCCCAGAAAGGTCTACATAGTCTCCAAGTTTAAAATATATCGGTTCAGGCACGGAGAATGGGAGAACGATGTAGTCCTCTTTCATCAGTGTAAACTTTCCCTTCGCCCCTTTGTTGATAGGGGTGGAGAACCTCGTCTTTCCGGATATGTCCTTAATTTCAATCATATCCCCAAAGTTCATAAATAGAAAATGGAAGCCCTAAAAATCCGGACTTCCATTTGAAACAATAAAGGAAATGTTCGTTATTCACTTCTATCCATGGGATTCGGTTCGCAAAACTTACTTGAAACTTTACCGAAACGCCTGTCAATACTCAACCCGTAAGAGATGCTTTTCCCCAGGTAAACCAGCTTGTAGACTTCGCTCCCAAGAGCGGGGATTTTGATGTTTACGGCACCTTTTTCCAGTTCTGACTGAAAGGCTTTCTTCTTTGTCCGATAGTCACCTTCTGAGTCTCCTTCTATGGTGAACTGGAGAGTGATTTCACGCGATGCTACTTTTGCATTGTCGGTTATTATTCGCTTCCCGTGCTCCAGACGGCTCTCATCTTCGATGTAGTCTTTCATCTGGTTGAATCCGTCGATAGCATCGAGAAAACCGTCACCCATGCGGACACCCCATGTGCTCCAGGCATCCTTCCTATTGATAAATAAATCTCCTGTCATAGTCTTGCTGTATTACGTTTCACCTCGGCGATGTCAGCCTTAATATCTTTCAAGTATTTGGCTGAGTCTTCAGTATTCTCTCTGATTTGCTGTAACTCCAAATAGGAATTGGCCAGGATGGTACGTGTCTCGTCGGCAATGTTGTACAGACCGGTTACTTGTGATGTCAGGGAGCCGATGGAACCTCGCAGTTCGGTAATAGCTACCGTTTGCTGCTGTTCTGCCGTCTCTATCATAAGATTGGACTCATACACGGCTGTAAACCGCCCGCTCAGTTCTCCGGCATCCTCGTGCGTCATTTCTGTACCGAATCCGCGGCTGGAGGCCGACTGCTGGGAACTGCTGCCAGCCTTGTCGTATCCGGTAGCTGCGGCAAGTTCATCCCGTAGTTTCAATGCTTCATTCACGTACCCCATATATTCGTTTTGGAGTGAATTACGTTCACTCTCACTCAGGTTTCCGTCCTTCATACTTTCACCGAATCTGTTCCACCAGTCTTCCAGCTTCTTGCTGTACATGTTACCGATTTTATCTGAAAGCATGGCACGCATAAAGTATTCGGATAGGTTATCCGCAAAATCTTCCGCCGAGGCATCCATATCCATGAGAGTATCTATGAAACTGTCATACATGGAATCAAAACTTATTCCGGTAAGCTGTTCGAAAAGTCCCTCTTTCAGTTCTTCGAGGTTTCCGGCCAGATCTGCATATTCACCTAGTGCATCAACGACAGCATTTCCATAGCCTCCTTTTCCTGAATCGGCCATTTTCTGCCACAAGTCTACATTCTGACGTAATAAGTCCATCTGCTCCGGCGACATCTGCCACAAGGAATCTGTACCTGTGAATTCTGCCATGACATTTTCTCGAATCCATTGTATGTCACTTTCCGACCAGCCCATGTAATAGGCCCAGCTATGATGGCTGCTGTGATAGCCAGCATTTGCCTGCGCTTTTGCAAGGACATTCTTGTTGTATTCCTCCTGATACTTGATGGCCTTATTGTACTCTGCTACGGATTTCTCGCTTCCCTTGCTGGACTTCATTTCTTCCGTAAGGGATTCGATGGCAGACTGCAGCTTTTCGTTTCTGCCCGTGAGTCTGTTGATGGTATCCTGCACCTCTTTTTCGTTTCCTCCAATACCGAAGAGTTTGCTGAATCCGCCGAAAGTCAAAGTATCCCATATTCCACCTACAGACTTAAAGACACTACTGAATATGTTACTGACGAAACCATCCAGCCCCTGTGTCCCGATAGCATCTAAAAGAGAAAATGCAGCTCCAATTATACCTCCAAGTTTCTCGCTCTCTTCTGCAAATATGTCTACTATATTTCCGGCCAAATCACCGACCTGAGAGAGTGAAATTTCAGAATTTGAACCAAGCTGGGTAATGACGTTCGACAATGTGACAAGGTTGCTTGTCGTTTTATCTGTCGACTTTTGTACATTGACCTGAGCGTTCTGCTGTCTTTTCTGGGCATCATTCAGTTTCTTCGTGGCCGTTTCTTTCTGTTCATCTGTTCCGCTTCTCACGGCTTCGTTGTATTCCTCCTGAGCTTGTGACAGTTCTTCCTGTGCCTTGGCCAATTCGCTTAACTGTTCGGGTAGGTCGGCCAGCAATCCTCCTTTGTCAATAAGAGTTGACTGGATGTTGCTTAACGCCTCGTCAATGACCTTCTTCTGGTCAACAGCCATATTCTTGTATTCTTCGGAGTTCTTGAAGTCCCTAAGCTGCTGCTTTACCTTGTTCAAGGATTCTTTGGATACCTTATCCAAGTCACCGAAGATAAGTTCCCAATTGATTCCCTGTTTCAGCTTCTCAAGATCAAGAGAGGAGAGAGCTTTATCCATTTCTTTCTGGAGTATGTCCTTGTCTCCCTGAGTAGCAGCCTCCGAGATTTTACGGGTGTACTCAGCTATGATTGCATCACGTTTCTGCATAAATGTACCATAGCTTTTCAGGTAGCGTTCATTAGCCTCGATTGCAGCCTGATTTTCGGCTTTCGTAATTTCGGCCAGCCCTTTTTCACGTGACTGCATGGCATTAGACGCACGACTTCCTAATACTTCCCGCTGTTCAGACGTAAGCTTTCCTCCTTGCGCATCTTCCCATTTTTTGCGCTGTTTCCTAATTTCATCGATTTCTCGCTGGTAATCCAGTGCAATCTGTCTGCGCTTCTTTTCAGAACCTTCTTCCATCAGGTTGATTTCTTCCTGCTGATTTGTTCTGCGAAGCTGAAGGAGTTCTTCTGCAACCTGTTGCTGCTCTTTCTTTTGTCGCTCGGCATCTTTCTTCGCATTATTCTCTTGTTTGGCCAGAGTGTCTCCTGTTACACCACCGAGCGATTTATATGATTTTTCTGCTGCTTCCAACTCTTCTACAGCTTTCTTATAAGCAGATTCAGTGCCTTTTTTAGCATCCTCTACGGCCTTTAATTTTGCTTCGTAAACAGCTTTTGCTTCTTTATATGCTTGCTGATACGTCTTTTCCGATGCTTCTCTTTGCGATTCCAGGCCAGATATGGTGCCGTCAATCCCTTTTAACGCTGCTTGCGCATTATTGAACCGTATTTGAACGTCAATAGGAATTGTTGCAAAAGGAAAATTCTTAATTTTTTCTTGCTCTTCCTGCAATATTTGTCTTGCTATATTGTATTCGCGTATAATCTGCTCACGATTACTTCTTGCTTCCATCAGCTTGACTTCAACAGGTTTCGAGTTTTCCTCTGTTTCCTTTTTCAGTCGATTATATTCGCTCAAGGCTGATTTCCACTTGTTAAGATTTGCTTTTGCTGATTCTATTTGTGAAGCGATTAATGGGGCACCTTGCCCCGCATTTTTTAAAGAAGCATTTAATGATTTTATTTTCTCCTCCCATTGTTGAATATTCTTTAGTATGTTTTCATAACTGTTCTTGTCTCGTTCCTTATTCAGTTCTTTATTTGCTTCTGCAAGATTGAGTACAGCCAGTTGTTCACGGGTATAAGCAGAAGAAAGTGCAGGAGAATACCTTTGCAGTTCCTCATAGGCCTTTATCTTTGAAAACTCGGTTTCTGTCTCATCTTGGATAACGCGTATCAGCTCTTCTATTTTTTTCTTGCGTTCCTCTTCCTGATTCGCAAAATTCTTTTGTTCTTCATTGAATTTTTGTTGTGCCTTTTCCGATTCGGTTGTGCTGTCATGGAAGGCCCACATTGTAGCAACAAGACCGGCAAGAACCGTAGCTACCAGGACATACGGGTTGGCTTTCATAACCGTATTCAAAGCCTTTTGTGCTATCATTTGAGCTTTGGTAACCAAAATTGCAAGTTCCATTCTGGCCGTTAATGTATCCTGAGCTATTCGCACTACAATAAGAGCGGTTTTGTATGTCCCGTATGTAGCAATCAGTCCTATCAAAATCTTACCAACAGTTTCATAGTTCTCAATAAGACCTTTCAAGCCTGAAATACCTGCAGAAGCAATTCCCTGAGTATCTTTCCCAATCTCATTCAACATTGTATCCCAAGCATCTCCAAGGTTACTCAACTGCCCTGTAAGAGACTTAGACTGTTCTTGCATCAGGTTATAATAGATTCCTGATTCACTAGTCATATTTTTAAAGGCCTGTTCTACTTCTTTAAATCCTACCTTGCCTTCCTTTACTAAACCGGAAACTTCATCTTTTGTCACACCAAGCACTTTTGCCAGTTCCTCGTAGATGGGAATACCACGTCCTGCAAACTGACGAATATCGACAGCATAGGCCCTCCCTTGTGTCCTTAATGTGCCATAGAGATAAGCTATTTCACTAAGTTGGGAGCCAACACCGGCGGCTACATTTCCCAACATTACAAGCTCATTACCCACATTCTCAGCTGACGAGCCGTAAGCAATCATTTGCTTGGCAGATGATGCCACCCCTTGAAGGTCGAAAGGTGTCTTTGCGGCAATATCCACCAGTTCCGACATCAGTTTATCTGCTTTTTCCTTACTTTTCAGCATGGTTGAAAAAGAAATTTCAAGCTGCTGGAATTGTCCTCGTACATTGACAAGTTCTGTGACAAAGTTTTTCAAGGCAGTTACTCCACCTATTACACCAAGTACTTTGGTTAAGGAAACGGACATCTTTTCATTTGCTTCGACCGTTTCGCCGGCTTCTTCCTTAAAGGCTGCATATTCATCCTTCAGTCTCTTTACTGAAAGACGGGCTTCAGCCTGCTGTTGAGTCAAACCAAATAAAGTAGCTCTTTCTTCATCGAGAGTCTTCTTTGCAGATTGGTATTCTGATAATAAGCCTGCAGCTCCCGTCGGATTTCTTTTTAAAGCTGTTTTATAAGCATTGCCCAACCGCTTAACATCATGTTCTACGTCTTTGACAACTCTTTTCTGGTCAATAATTTTTTGAGTAAAATCATTTACAGATTGTGAGGCATTGTAAATATTGGACTTAAAGTCTTTCTCCATCACAGCACCAGCCTTGGCCGCCTCAGTTACCAGTCCCATCATCTGCTGACGGGTGGATGCCAGTTGTGTTTCTAAAGCTTTTGCAGCTGCAGGGGATTTGTTGACGTCCATCTTCTTGAGCTGGGCTTCCAGTCTCTCACATTCCTGTCTCAGTTTGACAACCTGCTCCCAGTCAGAACTGACTTTAAAGTATAGTGTAGCCATATCTATTTCTTATTTCTTCTTCTGCGCGAAGCCATGTCCTTACCCTTCACCTTTGTAACCTTGGTACCGGTAACTGTATGGAGCTTGTCACGCTGCATTAATACTAAATTCCTGTATGGTATCTCATAGACCACTTCCCGGTATGACAGATGCAGATTTTCCATGAACGATGCAATCTGTCCCAAGAGAGTATCATTTCCTACGACCTCGGTTTCGCTGCCAGCAGACTTACGTTCCTCGCCAAGCTGACAGCTTTGAGAAAAACCTTTGAGTCAATCATAGAGAGTGCTTCATCTAAAGCATTTACGTTTTCTTCGTATGTTCCTTTTGCCAGTTCTTCGCTCAAGTTTTCGTCACCAGCTATCAGCCAGGAAAGAGCCTTGCTGTAGGCCTCACTTTCTCCAAGGGAGAGCAGAACTTCTTTCAATTTGTCTGCTTCTTGTACGCCTGACAGATGGGAGATTGCCCCGGCCAGTTTGTGGATAGTAGGAGGGTAGAGCGTGTAGGCTTTCCCAGCGACAAACACCGTTCTGAAATCACTTCCGATAATGGATTCAGTTACTATTTTTGCTCCTTGATTCATTCTGATAAAAGATAAAAATTAAGGGGTGAAGCCATAAAGCCCACCCCTGTTATGGAATTCAATCTCTACCTATTGGATAGGCATTAAGCACCTGCTGTTACTTCAGATGAGTCAAACCAGTATTCCGGTGCAACTTCTGCATTTTGTGGTTCCAGTTCCACCGCACTTACAGGAATACCGACAGCCTTGTCTGTTGTGGCTTCACGTGCACCGATGTCAGCACGTGGAATCACACAATACTGGTCATCGTCAGTCAAAGCAACAAGTAACTTCTCAATGTTTACCTTGCCTCTTGCTCGTTTCCAACCCTTATCAGTGTTAATAATGTCACCACCCATAAGGTCTTTCTTAGTAGGATAGTCGTATTCTCCAATAGTGAAGTTTACAGTAACATCACCCATTTCCTTATCACTTCGGTAGGTCTGATTCGTGAGCTGGTTCTTGTAGTTTGTACGACTTGCTTCCGCTTCTTCAATCGTCCATGTATCCTGATGGATATTCTTGATTTCTTTCAAGGTTTCACCCTGCAAAAGAGTATGCAAGGCTTGCCCTGTCAAATCTGCGGTAATCTCGCTAGTTTCGCCATACCAAAGCTTCTTGATATTCGCGGCTGTGACTTTCTTTGCTTCTGCCATATTATTTCACATTTAAAACTTCAAACAAAATTCTTACATTCACATAGTGACACTTTAAGGATGTGTCCTCCTCTGTCCCGATTGTGTCGATGGAATAATGATAGGTTGTTCCGTCATAGCGTCCGGTCACTCCGTCAAACAATTCTTGCGCCTGTTTCTCCAGTTCGTTCAGACGTATTGTGTTGGCTTCTCCTTCCTTCAGGTCAGGAACGCAAAGGTTCACTTCTACGAAAGACTTCTTCCAGTACGTGCCCGGCTGCTGTTTTTTAGCGTGAATGACAATCCTTTCTGATTTCATCGCACCCGTCAGTTTCTTGCCATGAGGGACAACATCAATGCCGAAAGGCTGGCAATCACGATAGAGTATGTTCGCTATGTCGGTGGTTACTATCATTGTACAATCTCCCAATCTTCTGCAAATACATCACTAATGGACGGAACCCATGAATCAGCACGTCCAGTATTCTCATTGTAGATAAGGCACTGACTTGTGTAGTCAATAAAGCCATTGCCTGCTAAAATCAAATCTTTGGCCGATTGGGGAAGTGACTGCATCTTGGGGATAACATCGCTTCCAATGTGTGCCGGTACTTGTTTCACTACAAAGAGACCCTTGCCGTTCCAACCGCTTCTTCGGATGGCAAGACCGAACTTCAATGCCTGAATTGCAATGCCGAACGACATTCTTGGCAATGTGGTGATACTTGTCTCACCTTTAGAGATTGCGGTACGTTGTTCAAGAATTGCTGCATAACGCCCCATCAAATCCCGTTGAAGTGAAAGCAAAAATGCCGGATAATCATCTTTGACAACCTCACGGAATTTGTTACTATCAACAAAAATTGCGCATTTCTCGAACTTTTCCATCAAGTCGGAATGTTCGATATATAAGCGGTCAATAAATGTGTCTGCGCACTTGTACGCTTCTTCAAACGGTTCAGCCGGAGACCAGCTTTCATAACCGTCCTGATACTTCACATGATAGCCAGCGTTTGACTTCTCGCTTTCATTAGGTACTAGACCTGCTTGCAGCAAGCCTTTTTCATAAGCCTCACCCATTGTCATGGGTTCTGCTTCAATCTGTTTTGTTCCGATGTATTTCTTCATTTGATTTCCTCCTTTAATCGTTTCTCAGCATATATGGCTGCACCAGTCAAGACTTCGTAACCTTTGGATTCAACGTGCGAGGCATACTCAGCATCGTTTCTTATCACCAATCCGTCATCCTCAACTGAATACTTGTTTGACTTACGGAGTGTTCCGGTCCGGTTCTGATAGTTGCCATTCTTTACAGCGTAATCGACAGCCTCTTTACCAACCTTCTCCTCAACGGCTTTCACCTCGGCATAACCTTGTTCGAAAAAGCTATCCACGTCCGAAAAATCAAATTTTACAGCCATATCTCTGAGTAACCAAAATAGTTTGTATTCTTCACCATGTAAACCTTGCCAGTTCCACGGATATTATCGCCATCCATACATCTGACCTCATCACCAGCCTTCAGTGAGATTTTTTTCTCACAGACTACGTGATAGTTCGGTCGGTACACCTTGCCATTCTCCGAAGTAAACTCCTTGGTTGAGTTATCGTCGCACCGGCACTTACATACGTCCTGCCAGCTTTCTCCACCGGTTCCGGGAATGGGCCGGCCGAACTCGTCTGTTTCCATCGGAGTAAAGACCTTAACCTGTAATGTATGTGGAGCAAATATCATAGGAATCTGACTTTAGGTTTATCTGACAGCGTGTCTTCAAGACCATACTTCTTGCACAAGAATGAGTAGTATTCCTTTACGCCTTTTGTATCCCATGACATAGAGAAACCGTTCTCGCTGATGGAAGTGGCACGGAGTAATAGAGAGGGGATGAACTTCGCCATGGCCACCGAAATCAATCCGATGTTTGACGGGCCCATCTCATCCTCTCCGCTTATCCCCGAAGACAGACTTATCTCCAAAAGGTCAGCCTCCGACAAATTAATGCCGAAGGTCTGAAACTTCTGTGATATGTAGTCGTTTACTGTCATGTCAACATCGTATCAAGGTCAAAGATGGTAATCTTGTTCGGCGCGATGTATTCCGGAATCCACTCTGCTCCGTATTCCATGAATCGGCCTTCATCAGTTCTGATGTTCGAGATGTACATACCTCCCTCTGATGTCGTGTAGGTCTTTCCAGGTACAGGGTCTGTAACCTCATAAGGAGTATGCCAGCGCATCTTTCCCTGCTTCGGAGTGGTGAACAACGAAATACGGTTGTCCTTGAACACCTGGTGATAAGTACCATCAGACAATTCCACCATATCTTCGTTGATAACAATAGGAGGCAATCCAATACCTTGGAAGATGGTAGATGCCATTTCACTGGTCATAAGACCAGAAGCAATCTGTACCTCTCTTTGATTGAGTGTCTGTTTGTAGAAGTCACCAAAATCCTTTGAGCCTACAATAGCGTTAATAAAGGTCTTTCGAGACATCTCCATCGAGACAAACATACCATATTTCGTGCGAAGTTCAACTACCTTATCCATGAGGTACTTGATGAAGTGATCTTTATCTCCTGTTTGAGGTGTAATACGGTTAACCGGCAATTCCATATCAAGCATTGCTATACCCTGCGGATTGTCGTCAACCTTAACTTCTGCCTTTCCGTCAGAACGCAAAGCACCGTCCACGATGTCCATACGTTTGTGGGGAGCAAGAAGAACCTGACGAAAATCGTCAACGATGTAGTTGATAATGTCGTTGACAGCGGATTGCTGGTCTGCCGGGCGTGCACTGTTGAACTTATTGATAAGTTCCTGCAACATATCCAGCCTTTCGTTATCCATCTGGTATCGGTCACCCATGTATGCCACTTCACCATATCCGCTTCCGAGAGACTTGCGCTCACGCAACGGCTTACCTGAATTACGGTCGATAACCGAGCCAGCTGTAACACCAGTCACTGTACCGAGATATGTTTTAAACACTCTGCTTCTGGTCTTCTCAAAGTCCAGATGCTTTTTCCAATAAATCGTATCAAGGCGGAGAGCAATCACTCTGTCAATCACAGCCTTAACGATATTCGGGTCATTCAATAATGTCTGAACTGTTAAATACATATACCCTCCTTTCCTTTAATAAGTAAACATGAATCTGTCTCCCAAACTTGTTTTGTCATTCTCTGAAACCGGGACAAGCAACTTGGATGTTCTAATCTCATAGGCTTGTCCTACAGCCGTAACACTTGCGCCCTCTTTTACTTCTGTCCATGCGTAGTTCAAGGCGTTTGCCGTTACTTTCGGAGTCTTACCTGCGACAGCTGACGCCTCAAACAAAACCGAACCTACTTCTGCTGCAAGCGTAGGACTTGCGGCTAAGGTCACGGTATCATAATCCGCATTTGATGTCTTGTCAATAGCTTCGATTGTACCGCCATTAGACCCATTTCCCAAGTGCATGCCTACATATGCGAACGAGCCTTTTTTAATTTTCAGAGTGGTAGTTCCTGCTGTAATCTTTTCGGCTACTTCTACATTTACAACGACCTTTGCCGTGCGAGCCTTGAAGTCAATGACTAAAGGAGCCATCGGCGGAATTCTGACAACACCATTTAAATTACTTGTGTCCAAATTAAAACCTCCTGAAAGACGATACACTGTTTCAAAGCGGCAAAGCTCAGGCATTGTCTTCTCAATAGGGTTCAAATCATACTTAAATCCTGCTGGCATAATTTTTTACATTTTGTTGTTAATTCTGTTTGTTAATCTCTTCAGTTCCCTTGTTAATTAGAGAAACAATCTCACTTGCCTCCTTCTCCTGCTTCTGTTCGGCAGTCTCAGGAGCTTTGGAGAATTGGAAACCGCTGTTAGACATATCCTGCTTCATGTCCTTGAAATAAGTGTCCAAGTCCGTGTTTTCGGGAATGTTGCGGTCTTTCAGCATAAATTCGGGAATACCGTACTTCTTCGCCACTACTGAAATCTGAGAATTGCGCTGCGCCTGCGCTTCATTTTCCTCCATTTTGGCCAGCTTGTCGGCAAACGGCTTGATGCCAGCGGCAATGCCATCGGCAATCATCTTTGCGATGTCTGTCTCCTGCGGCTTTGGAGGGTCGTTTGGTTTCGGTGGTTCTGGTTTCGGATTCTCGATTGGTTTCCCGTCTTTCAGTCCATGCTTCTTCTCGTAGTTTGAAACAGCGGAAGTCTGCGCCTGTCCTGCACGGAAATCACCATAGTTTTGCATCACGTCCTGAAAAGAGATACCCTCAACAATAGAGGTCACCTTCGTTTCGTCCGTTACACCCTCTGCCTTCTTTGTGGCGATACGGGTGAGTGTGGCAGTGTCCACCCCAGCGAATTTCTGTTGCAGTCCTGCCAAGATTTGTTCAAAGATTGTCATACCGTATGAGTTTGATTAATAATTTCATACGGTAAATTTACTTATAGAGAAAGGGAAGGGGAAATTTTAAGGCTAACGATACGAAACAATCAAGAGAATGTTCGTTTTTAGGTAAAAAGAAAGCGTGACTACAGGAGTAATCACGCTGAGATAAATAACTATTTAATGTAACTATCAACAGATAATTCTACACTTGTTAAATCAAAAAATATATTTTGTAGTTGATGTAAATATTTAATTTCAAAATTCAAATATGAAAGTCTCAATATTATACTTTGGCTTAAATGCTCAATAGTAATCTTGTCATATATATTTGAATTTCCATCTAAAAAAATTAAATTATTACTGTCTGATATAATATCTTGATATAATTTTTCGTCTAAGGCTATAGGATTTACTATACTAGCAATATAATCATTAACATTAGTGATTTTATAATTTTCACCATCTTTTATAACCCAATTTCCAACTCTTAATTCTTTGATTTCTATCATAATCACAACAAATTTATAGCTGCCAGTTCTTCTGTCAAAGCATTAATACCTTTCTGAATCTTCTCCAACTGCTGCTTGCGCGGTTTATGTACTCCAGCCGCATAATGCCACAACTGGCGTTCATTGATTCCGGTTATCCGGCTCAGAGCGGCCTTGGTAAAGATACTGCTGTAATAGTTGATGAAGGTAGCAGCATCTATCTTAAACTTCAAGGTGAACTCTCCCTGTAAAACTTCCACTGGAGCGATGTTCATTTCATTACATGAATCCAGATAAAGTTCAACAGCCTCCTTCATGTTCTTCTCGATTTCCTTCACATCGTTGCCGACCGTTATCACCGGAGCACCTTCAATATAGGCACTAAGATTATTTCCAGCATGTTCTACAATCACTTCTACGGTTTTCATACTGACCTCCTTTTTATCGTTAAACAAAAGAGGCGGGGGCTATTTTAGCCCCGCTTGCCTCAGAATGTTGTAATAAGTGCCTTTCTCAACGCCTTTCTTGCCGTGGTCAGGTACAATAACTACATGACTACCATCAGTGTAAACCATGTGACTGCCTTTCTGCCTCACGAACCAAAAGCCATTTTCAGTAAGCAGCGTTACAACGTCTTTAACTGATTTGTAGCTCATAGCGTTTAAGACTTAATTACGATGCAAATATAGTAAAATAACGAATAATTACAAAGAAGTATTCATGTTTTTACTATGATAAAGAAAATAGCGATACCTCGAAAGATACCGCTATTCAAATAGTCAATATTTTAGATTTATATCATTCTGTTTTGTATTATCCCCGTAAATATTCTGACTGGGTTGTTCTATTCTTCAGATTTGCTACCAGCACTTTTAAGAGAGGAAAGCTGTTTCTGTTTCTCAATGTCGTTCTTCTGCTTCTCAGCCTGCTCTTCCTTGATGGCTTCAATCTCATCCAGAACTGCATCCACGTTCCCCACAAAGGTAATGGCCCGCTGTTGAGACCAGATTTCACCGTCCTTGGCCTTGATAGCTGTGTCTATCTTGTCTTTGATGTCCTCCAGTTTGTATGGCTGCATCTGCACATCCACGTCAATAGTCTCGGAGGCTTCTTCAAGGGTGGAATTCACGGAACCCAACGCGGAGACAAGGAAGTTTACCCGTCGTTGCATGAACTCGCCGACAGTTTCGTTTAGATTTTCTACATTAAGGTGGGTGGACATGAACACATAGTCGAAAGTCACACCGGAGACAGCGTTTCCTGTACCCTTCAGTGAGTCAAAAGAGATTCTGGGCGTATTGGTCAGTCCGTATATCTGACTTAACAGCGTCTCCACCTCAAATTTTACCGTATCGGGCACCTGAGACCAGGTAAGATACTGGGCATTTGCTCCCTGACCGGTCAGCTCGACCACACGGTTCTTGAACTCACCTGAGAAATTCTCCACGTTACCAAAAAGCATGAGGATAGGGAAGAAGTGGTAGTCGATACAGTCTGCATAGTTTGAAAGAAGTTTCTCCAGTCTTACACGGAGACTCTTTATCTTTTCACAGTACGCTTCCGGACGGTACATATAAATCACCGGCATCTTCTTGAATCCATGAGCAAATGAGCCTTTGTCAGTCCAGTTGCTTGTCAGTTCCCACTGATAAACCATATCCTTGGTAATGGTCATGAAACAGGTAATCTCTACATCTTTCAGGTCTTTTTTCTTGTATTCACGGGATAAGGCCACCAAATCCCCCTGGTCATTGAAGAAAGGGTAGAGCTTGTCGCCACGGAACGGGGACCAGATGGCACTCTTCAGGCGGTACTCAGGCTTAGATTTACCGAAAATTCCTGAAATCTTTCGTTTGAGTTTTGCCCAGAAGCCGTCATCCTTCACCACATACCAGTATTCGGTCACTTCCTGCTCGGCCAGCCATGCCCTGACCACCTTTTTGTTCTGATATTTCAGCTTGTTTTTCTTGAACACCTGCTTCAATGTGGAAAGAAGGCTTTCTTCCGATTCATCCGGCTGGCAATCAAGGACCGGTTCTGTTCCCACGGTGAAGGCAGTCTGAATGTTCACGATGTCCTGTTCGATAGGAAGCGCAATCCTGTTTGGGTCAACTTCTTTCCTGACCGCCGGCTCAATATATTCTTTCCCGGTTGTCGGGTCTGTAATCCGTTTCTCAGGCTGGGTCGTGATTTTGATTTTCGGGTATTTCTCTTCATCTATCACTATCTCGTGCTTGTTCGGATTCCAGTCGTTGTAAAGAGCGTGAGCGTTTGGTTGCTCGGTCTTTCGTCCTTTCTTCAGATAGTAGATTTTTCTCTCTATTTCAGGTATAGCTAAAATTTCTTCTAAGGTTCTCATATTATTACATTTATTGTTCCAACTTTAAAAGGTAATCCATATTAGTCCAGCCGCCATTAGCCTTTATGCTAATTATTTTCTTTTCTAACAAGTTTTTTGGAATTGCATCGTTCAAAACTCCATAGCGGTATTCGTATTTTTTATAATCCAACCAACTCACGTTTGGACTATAAATTTCAAACTTACCCCATTCTCCTTTTCTTTCAATGAGAACTAAGTTTATGAACTCACCAACTGTATGAGGTCTATCCAGTTTTACATCGTAATAAGCTGAACAGTCTCCAGACTCTTCTGAGGTTTGTATAAAGCGTATCATATTCTAAAGTTTAATGTCCAAATATTCCTGAAACGTCTTTGGGTTTCATAATTCTACCGAGAAGTTCTCCCAGCACATAGTAGCGTGCAGCATCTATGCCATGATTATCATGGTCTTCAGGCTCGTTGATGTAGTTTCCGTCCTTATCCTTTGCCCAAACATAATTTCTGAACTCCCGTTGAAGATTGTAAGAACGCCTTGTAATGAAAATTTCCATACCCTGCATCTTGTCAATACCGGCATTGACAGATCCTTGTCCCTTCTCTACCGGATAAATCCGGATGCCACCGTTGTGTATTTCCTGTATCAGCCGTGGGTCAGCACTGTCGGCAATTACCTTCAGATTCCAGGGACGGAGAGTCTTTATAATATCCCCAGATAATAATCCAGTTCTATAATCCAGCTCATCCAAATACAGTGCATTGTCTATGATTCCACATCTGATAGCTGCTGTAGGATCATTGGTATAACCAAAATCCAGCCCGATTCCGACCTTCTTGCACCACATTGGGAACTCATCCACGATACCCCATTTCTTGAACACGGCACCTTCGGCCACGTCCGCCCAACGTCCGATAACCACATGAGCGTACTTCTCCGGATTCTTCTCTTTCATTTCATTGACTTCTCTCAGGAACTCAGGAGAAAGGTTCTCTATATTGTCGAAGTAAGTCGTATGGATATGAAGTACATTCGGATGGGTGGAAATCTGTACCTGGACGCCGTCAATCTCCACCAGCCGATGAGTATTCTCGATGTATTTCTTGTAGATGAAATGGTTTGAATCGCATGGATTCATGATGATGATAATCCGGTTCTGAATTCCCTTCTTACGGATGGAGAGCATAATCTTGTCAAACTCGTCCTCACTGGTCCATTCCTCTGCTTCATCACATACAAAGGTGGTGATACCCTGAATGGATTTCAGCTTGGCTGTCTGATTCCCGGAAGAAGTCTTGATACCACGGAACATGATACGACTGCCGGTCATCCGGTTTACGATGTCCGTCTTGGTGGTCTTGAAATACTTTGTGGTTCCATCCAAATCTATCTTTTCCATCATCTCTGGAATGATAGACATCCCGGCAGATACCATCGTGTAACGGGTATAAAGAATCTGGTGGACTATCTTCTCTGTGGGAGTCATCTCGAACGTCAGCCGCTCAATGAAGGTGGAAGCGTTGAAAGACTTTCCCGATCCACGGCCACCGGTGATAAGGATGATAAACTTCTCGCTATCGGTATATAGCGGATGATATATCGTTTGGGGTACAATCATTTCAGTTTGTCTTTAATCCATGAGTCAATAGAAATTCCGTGGTTAATATCCTTTGGAATATCTGCGTCTTCGTCTTCTCGGTCTCCAAAACCTTCTTTTCTTCCTAATGTGGAAAGTAAATAGCGAATCATATACCCATCTGGACGTTCACGCCATCCGATAAAGTTCCCATTTTCATCTTTCTCAGGGATACCAAGCGCAAGTACACGTGCAGATACAAGGCATTCATCTACCAGAGAACCTCTTTCGTCGGTGATAGCATCTTTGAACTGGCAGTCTGTTCTGGCCCAATCATACACGGTTTTTCGGGTTACATTGAATACAGCAGCAACTTTAGAGAGATTTCCACCTGTTTTATGAAGGACCTCTCTGAATTTCGATATGTCTGGCTTCTTTCCCATGCGCGCGTATCTGTTTATTTTGATTACTCAATTCCAAATTCGACCCTATCCATAAACTCCTTTCCGTCAATATAACGTTCATCAAATCCATAACCGAACATTTCCATGAAGTTCGCTCTTTCTGTAGGACTTTTGAAAGACAAAACGACATAACTTAACATACCATTGTCTTTCTCAAAACTATTTTGACGTCCTATTCTGTCTTTTATTTTTTGTACTTCATTGTGGCGTGCAATTTGATTTTCTTTTGAATCGCTATAAAAGTCCCCGGAACGATCAATGTTTTTATTTTCTTCTCCTTCTTTGGTTATTTCATCTATACTGTATAGTGAATCGTTTAGAATATTGTCTTTACTCCAAATTTCATCATTTACAGCAAAATCAATATCACCGACACCTAACATATTTAGGTCAAAATCATTTAGCCCAGCATAATTATAATCAATGCCATCAAGTAGTTCTTTCAACATATCGGAATCAAACTCTCCTTGAACATTTCTGTTATTCATAAAGATATTTTGTTCTTTCTCGGTTTTTTCATCCATGTGAACTACTTCAACACGAATTAGATAGTCATTTTCTTTCGTGTCAGAGTTATACTTATTCACCTCATCCATAATCGAGATACGCTGATGCCCTGATACAAGATTACCTGTAACTTCATTCCAAACTACACCGCCCAATAATCCTATACGTTTTAAGTTCGCTTTCAAGTTCTTTCGAGCTTCTGGGGCAATTTTACGAGGATTATAATTGGCAAATTTTATGATACTTCGTTGTATCTCCCTACTTTCCGGTTGCGTTATTTTATTTCTTGTCATCATCCTTTACTACCTTGCGCGTTTTTTAATCCTACATAAAATCTTTTTGGTACTCCTTGTTTTACTTGTGCAGGAGAAATCGTGTCTGAACCAAAGTATCTGAACATATTTGTTCTATATCTGCTTGTAACAGAATTGACTCTATCACGTACAGAATGCTGTCTGTTTGTGCCTAGCCCATATTGACGAGCTGCACGATACAGAATACGCATTCTTTGACTTTCTAATTCCGATAACGATTTTTTTCTGACTCAATACCTCTACTTTCTGTGTTTATATTCATAATCGAAAATTAGCTTTTCAGAGTATGGGAACTCTTCCAAAATACGTTTAAAATCATGTGGATATTTGTTTCGCATCATGAGCATTGTTTTTAAATCAATGGTAAAACCTTGACTTATAGCACCTGGATCATACACAAAAGGTTGTATTAATCCTCTTAGTCTAATATATTGAAGCACTTCCTTGTTCGTCCATAATGCAAGAGGATAGACCATACCTTTGTCTGTTATATAACTGGACTTCGCGAATTTCTTTAACCGCATCCGCTTCATGTATCCATCTACACCTTTCATCCCGCTGAATGCGTATGATATGCCTGTTTCTTCTCTCACAGCTTGTTCTATTTCTCCAATTTTTCTTGGCTTGATTGAAATGTTTGGTTCACGAAAGAATCCACAGGCATCATAATAATCACGTTGAAAATGCTTTATTTGGCGAATTTCTACGTTATTGTATTTTGTTTCTGCCCATTTGATATAAGGTTGGACATGGTCTAAGTTGGGAATAAGGTACATATAATAGCATATAACCTTATTAAACATACCAGCAAGCATGTCCAATAAGGCTATACTATCTTTACCTCCGGCTGAATAATATAATACAGCAGTATCAGTTTTTTCACGGATACTCTGTATTATCTGCATAGACAGTAAATATTTGTTCATCATTTACTCCCTCCACCACTAAAGGCAACATTTAAGTCATATCGCCTTTGTTCTCTACTACCTAACTGTGAAGCACTTGCCGTATTTCTACGGTTTGCTACCAGTCTTCCACCTAAACCGGCACCATTCATATTTCGTCTTGGCCCGGCAACTCTGTTAATTGCTCTTGTGACTCAGCTTTTGACTATTTAGATTAAATGTTCTCTGTACTTATTACTTTGCCAAGATGATACCATACTTGACTTATCAAGTATTCTACGCCGTTTTCTATTTTTGTAAGATCATTGCCTTCTTCATCAGCGAAAATAACATACTCGGCAGATTTCACCTCCACAGTGAGACGTGGTGCATCTTTTCGTCTGCCATTGATTAAGTATAAGGCATCATATTTGATTGGTATTACTTCAATCTCTTTATCATCGTCGGGTATATCCTCTTGTCGTTTGTATTCTTTGCCATCATGTCTAAAATAAACATATCGTGATACATTAGAGGGATATACATACCTGTGTTCTACATCTTGTTTGCCATTTAGAATGTCTTGAAAACATTCTTTGTTAATCTGTAATGTCAATACTTTCATAATCGTGTAAAGTTTAAATGTTAGTTGCGGGTGATGGATTCGAACCACCGGCCTTCACCAAGTCAAAGTGACGAGCTGACCACTGCTCTAACCCGCGATGGTATCTATACAAAAATACCCCATTATGAAGACAATTTTGAATAACGATTCAACGCATACGAAACATTAAGCCAAATGTTTGCTTTTTAGCCATGCGTCACGTTTCTCCCTGCACTTTTCCAGTGTTGGGGCACAACAAGTAAACAACTCTCCTGAATCTGTTTTGTAATCATACTGATACATTTTTACTTTTTTACCTCTTAATCTGGTAGTATAGGTACAATAGTTTTCACTACCAGGCTGGCATACGCTGCAACCATTTACGTTTATCGATTTCATAGCCATCTTAAATTATCCGTTTACAACTTCTGGTATCTTATAATAGTCACTTTTTGATGCTTTACCTTCGGTTATCCAACCTATACCCACCCAGCATTTTATTTCACCGTCATGAATCACTTTGTAATCTGCATCTACGACTTCCTTTGGTGGGTTTACACTCATCTTTATGCTTTTTACATCTGATGCTTTAACTGTCAGCTTTTCTCTTCTCATAATCATCTTAAATAGTGGTAGCCCGAAGGCTACCGGGTTTATAACCAAAGTTTCTTTGCCAGATCGAAATTCTTTTGAGCTTCGTTTACCGCTTTCTTTGCATACGTCAAAGAGTATGAGTGCTCACGTGGATATTTGCCGGATTTCAGCCTCTCATGGTACTCTTTAGCTGCTGCTAACTTATGTTCATAGTAGTCCACGCTTTCAGGCATTGAAAGGTTTATAGTATCAGCCTTGTTTGCCCAATACTGGGCTATTCTTTCATGCTCTCTGGCTTTCTCGTCAAACTCTACACTCTTGCCCATATTATGCCAGGCATCTTCAATGGCTTTTCTGTGTCGTCTTTCGCTATGATGGCCAATTTTAATAGGTTCACCCAATGAGAGAAAATCGCTGTCTTTATTTGACGCTTTGAAGTATTCTTCACTCTTTCGTTCTGCAGTGGCAGCCCAATCCAGCCGGCGTTCTGCCTTTCGCTTCGCCCATTCTTGAACGTTAAATCCATCAGCGCGAACTATCGAATAATAGTAGAAGCCATCACGTTCTAATATCAGATTAAACACTATGCTTTCATTCTCTTTGCCGTATTTGGTGGTTACAAGAATTGTTTCACCTTTTTCATGCTTCGCATCGCATTTAGCAAGAAATACGTTTGGACAAAATTTGTAATATGTATTCATAATCGTGTAGGGGATTATGCAGGGCTTTCGCCCTGCTGGGTTAAACTTATGCTATATTCAATCTTTTAGCTCTCATTTCATTAAGTTCTTTAGCCGTTTTATTGGCTGCTTCTTCGGTGGTTTCTAAAGAAGCCATACTCATGTCATAGCCGTCTATTACTAAATAGTAGCCTCTTGACTTCTTCACATAAAACTCATTTGCCTTATGGCTTTTTATGTAGCTTGTTGTTCTCATAATTTTCTTATGCTGTGGCAAACCCCGAAAGGCTGCCTGTTAAACTTATTTGTGTGACTCTCTGAGATCAAGTTCTACAATCTTGTGATATTTGTGTACCTCATACAGACCAGTTTCACACCCCATAGCTGATGCAAGTCTTACAGTCTCTTCTAAAGCTATCATTACGTCTGAGCTTGCGTCAATAGATTCATCCTTTGCCTTGTTGTATTCTCTATTATTTACCGCTGAATCCTGAACCTTTTCAGCTTCTTGTATTCTTTTTAGAGCTTCATTGATAACTTTGATTTGTTCTTTAATTTCTTTGATGTACTCACTGCTAATAGTCTTCATAATCGTATGTATTAGTTTGGGGAATTATACTACTTCGTTTTATTTCATGCCACAAAGTAAAACTATTTAGTTTAATCATGCAATATTTACATACTTAAACTATGTTAATAGTAAAACTACATAGATTTATTTTAGGACTTTCATTGTATTACTTAGTATAAAGACTTATATTTGTGCAATAAAACTATATAGTATTATGGATTTTAGAACAAGAATAAAAGAACTTTGCCAGTCTAAAGGTTTTACTCAAAAAGATTTGGCTGACAAGATGGGTATATCTGATATTAGTCTTAATAAGACATTAAGAGGTGATTATCCGCAATTACAATCTTTGGAACGTATTGCCAATGCCTTAGAAGTGGATATTGCGGAACTATTTGTGAGAAACACACCTGATTCAGAGGTAAACGGTTATGTAAAAGTTAAGGGAACTCTCTATGAGGTTCACTCGTTTGAAGATTTAAGAAAGTTGCTGGAATTAAACGTCTAATTTTTAAATAAGAAATTATGGAAGAACAAGAAACTTTAATAGCACAATATGGTTCTGATAAAACACCATTACATTTAGGTGATTTAGAAATTCCATGCTATGTATTAAATAATGGAACAAGAGTATTTTCTGGAAGGGGTATCCAAAAAGCTATTGGATATGAAAGCAAGAGTGGCCAGTGGATGAATAGTTTCTGTAAAATTGATGGGCTTACTGATTATCTATGTGCCGGTGAAAATAGCATATCAGAAAGGTTAGCAAATCCTATAAAATTTAAACGGAACAATGCAGGAGGCTCACTATCAGTAGCAAACGGATATGAGGTAACTTTATTGGTTGATATATGCTCTGCTATCATAGATGCAAATCGTGCCGGCATTTTTAACGATGAAAAAATTGTCAAAAGTGCTGATATTATAATTCGCTCTGTAGCAAAAGTAGGTATTATTGCTCTTGTTGATGAAGCTACTGGTTACCAGTACGAACGAGAGAAAGACGAATTACAAAAAATTCTGAAAGCGTATATTTCAGAAGAATTACTACCTTGGCAAAAAAGATTTCCTGATATTTTTTATAAAGAACTATTTCGTCTTAATGGCTGGGATTATACAGTAAAAGGTATTAAAAAACGTCCTGGAATTATAGGAAAATGGACTAATACTTTTATCTATGAAGAACTACCTAATGGAGTTTTAGAGGAATTAAAAAAGAAAACGCCTAAAAGTGAATCAGGAAACAGAACAAACCGTTATCACCAACTTCTTACACTTGATATTGGAGAACCAAATCTAGAGAAACAGATCAATAAAGTAATAACATTGTTTCAGGTTTCAGACAATATGAAGCAATTTTGTGATAACTTCAAAAAAATGAAGATGCGTCAGATTGGTCAAATGGAACTTCCATTTGAGTTTGACGAAAATGGTCATACGAAAGAATGATTATTTCAGACATGAGGCTTAATGGTTTAGGATTGCAGTATAAAATTCAAAATTAAGAAAGGAGAATAATAAAATGCTAAATGTATTATACAAGTATAAACCATGGAATGATTATACAAAAAGAATATTAACTGATGGTGAATTATATTTTCCGTCAATTGGGCAACTAAACGATCCATTTGAGGGTAGTATTCCATATATTTTTGACAATTCTGAGCTAACAACAGAAAATATTTTTCAATATATGTATAAGCTAGCCCGTAAAAATTATCCCGATTGGAGTGAGGAACAAATATATACATACGTTTCAGAAGAACAAAAAAAAGGATGGTTGTTTAATGAAGAACATATAGAACAGCAAAATAAAGAAACCCAAAAAGAAGTAGAAAGACTATTTGGGGTGTTTAGCTTAACCACAAGAAGCAATAATTTCTTGATGTGGTCACATTATACAAACTCACATACAGGTATTTGTATTGGGTTTGATATGGATAAAATATTTTATGCTGTAAAAGGAACACTTGGAAAAGTCAAATATCAAAAAGAGCTTCCAATAAAGCACCTTGAAGATAAAGTTGAAGAATTTATAGAAAGATTACTTTTTACAAAAGCAAATATCTGGGAATACGAGGATGAATATAGATTAATTAAAATTAATGCTTCAAGAAGTAGTATAAAAGTTCCATTAGATTCGATTACCGAAATTACGTTGGGGTGCAAAATCTCTATTGAAGCAAAAAATGAAATTATTTCTATTGTAAAAGAACATATCCCCTCATGTAAGATTTATGAAGCTTCACTGAGTAAAACAAAATTTGAATTGGATATTAATGGTATAAAGCCGGAAGCATAACGCTCCGGCTTTCATATCATAACTAAGAAAGACCTTTGTAAAATTACTAAAACTATTACTGTATGGATACTTTTTTCAAGCCTTGGATCGGAAGTGAGTACCAACAAAAGAACTATAAGATTCTTGTTATTGGTGACAGCCATTATTGTGGTGGATGTGATAGATGTGGTGTCTATGGAAATTGCTCTTTTGAGGAAATGGAAGATTGCAGCAATTTTACACAAAGGATAGTGAAATCATATATTGATTTTAGAAAAGACATCGGCGAGAAGCAAGGGTGGATGACTAAGACATTTTACCCCTTTGACAAAATTTTCTATGGGAAAGAAAATGTAACAATGGAAGAAAGCCTAAAATTATGGAATAGCATATCTTTCTATAATTTTCTTCAAACTGCATACATAGAGGAGGCATCAAATGTGTTATATTCTAATGATGATTATGCTCTTTCCACTCCTCTTTTCTATAATGTAATTAAAGAACTGAAGCCCAATTTACTGATTGTATGGGGGAATAGAGCTTATAATCATTTGCCTAACACAAATTGGGAGGATGGTACAGATTATTATAATGGCAAGTATCTTATAGACAATGAGAATGAGATAAAATGCATAAGAATTTACCATCCTAGCAGAGCTAATGTATCGTATTGGCATTCTGTACTAACTGATTTTATAGGGATGGAGCCTAATAAGCTATTATAGCATATCCATTTTGAGTGTTACAGTTTGATGATTACCATTCTGTATATTATTGACTAAAAGCCGGAACGCCATGTACCCGGCTTTTCTACTTTTGTAATATTTTATCCAGCATTAGCAAAAACCTTTGGATAGTTCCTTTTCTGGTATTGAATTCTCAGATATCCGATAAGGCTTTCATAGTCGGTCAAGAAACCTTCATTGACCAAATCAGCAACCTTTTTTTCAAGCTGCCACAATTCACGTTGTTTTTGTTCCTCACCATGCTTATTACGTAGCATCTTTTCATGACTGTTGAAGATAACCCAGTTCAAGGCTTCACCGACCTTCTGCATGGCTTTAGGCATAAAGTCTTTGGGAACGATTTTCATGATGGCAGAAGAGAGTTCCCTATAAGCGTCCCCAGCATCATTCCGGTAACGAATCATTTGGTCAGAAACGAATTTGATTACATCATATTTGAATGACGCATTTAGCCACATAGCCAAATCAATGAACAATACAGGATGAACCCAGGTTCCACCGCATTTACCGCGTGAACTTAAATAGGGAGAATTTAGCCCATTTAGATTTTCTTTTTCAACGATGGTAGCGATTAATTCCTTGGTTGATTCATTTTCAAAGTATTTCTTCAATTCTTTGTTTGAGGAGTTTCGTTCGTTCCATAACTTTACAAGCCTGGTAGCATTGAAATAGCCGTCAACAGTGCGTTGAATAACTTCTAAATTCCCCATTTGCCTTACCATTTCTTGATTTGTTTTCATGTCTCAGTGAATCTTAGATTAAAAAATTACCCCACCAAAGGCAAGCTCCTCACTTCTTACCGATGGCAGGGTTTATACTTTTCAGCCGTGAGGATAGCTGTTATTATCTCTTTGAGACAAAGTTACCAACATGGTGATTTTTAGCCTAAGATTGCTTAAACCAAGAACAAACAATTGGCAATATGTTTCATAAAAATACCCCGAGCCTTTCGGAACGGGGTTACTTGATTAGTCCTTTGATTTTCAGCCTTTCTAAAATCTGGTTGTAAAGGTACTCTATATCCTGCCGGAAATCCTTATACTGCTGGTAGATAAAGGAAACATCAGCGATATTGTTTGATATTACACACGGGGAAACATCCGGGAACACACCGGAAATCTCTGCCCGGATACCATTCGGCAACCGTCCGCCAGCAAGTACACTGGGAGCGAAGAGAAATAGCACAATGAAAAGAAACTTTTTCCGCTGGGTGACGCTATCTGGATTGGGGGGACAATCTGTTCTGGAAAGTATCTCTCTGAACCAGTCGTAAATCTCCGGGATGAGAGTAAAATCAGTCAGGATGGGGGAGGATAACTCCTGCTCGCGTTCTGATAATCTTGATTTCTGTTCACGTATTGATTTCAACTCCACGATTGATGAAAATTCTTTTGTCATAGCTCGATAGTTTTAGAATGAATTAGTATATTTGCATCATAATCGTGTGTGGGAGTTGGCTTCTAATCGTGTGGGCTGGCTCCCTTTTTTGTTTTATGCCAAGTGGTATGCGTTCAAGATGGCGAAAGTGTAGATGATGACCGTTACCAGACTGTCCAAGAATATAGCCCATTCTCCCAGCTTTTGAATCTGACTGAAACTCATGACCAGGACAACAAGGAAACATATCCATTGGCTTGAAAACAATCCTATCCCCAGCAATAAAAGTCCGATAGTATCCATGAATAATGCAACATGAAGCCATGGATGCGCCATCAGATACCATCTTTTTGCTGTCTTATCTAGGTCCTGAAAGACTTTTGCATGTTGATATAGGGATTTACATCTGAACAGCTTCACAAGCTCGTACAGGGCTTGTATGATGATTAAGGCGTAGAATGCGTGTTTCATGGTCAGTAGCTTTTATCTCCGTGCTTATACGGACGAAGTTCATTGTATTTCATTTTCTGCTTGATGTGCCAGAAGATGTCGATATTTCTGTCCCGGCAGAAAGCGAATATCTCATTCAGGAGGATAAATGGTTCATCCCTGTAGAAGTTGTCGGTGACATAGACACAGATTCTAAACATGGACTCCGTGAAGGTCATATCAGAGTAATCTTCCGTATCGCTTCCTTCGTAGTCGAAGCTATCTAAATCATATCCTCTCAATCCGGCCAAATCCAACAGACGAATACAGGCGTCGGAAAGTTCATCCTCAACGCTGTCTTTGATTCCGTGTTTGAAAGCGTACATAAATTCCTCATCATCACGTTTCCTCTGTTTCATGTAATATTCAAAATTGACCCGGTTGGCATGTTTCCCTTTCCGGTCTGCTTCCACAGCTTCCATAAGTTCGGATATGACCAGACAAAGGAAATGTTCGTCACTCAGGTTCTCGTCATGCCATCCGTGGGCTACTGCGCACTGGTAGGCCTTATCTCTTAATTTGTTTAAGTTCATAATAGTTTGGTTTTTATTCGTTGAAAATAAAATACCCGATAACCACTATTAAAGCAGTTACCGGGTATTCATAATGAATTATCAGTAAAATTATCCTTCTTTTTCAATCAAAGCATTGCGATGATAACCATTTCTAACATAAGAATCTACAAAAATAAGTTCTTTATACCATTCGCCTCTCTCGTTCTTTTTATTTTGAAATCTAAAGAAACCTCTTACAAAGATGTTATTGTCATTTACTATTTTTCTAAACCAGCGAGAATCCATAACAATTACTTTCTGGCCACTCTCATTCTTTATTTTATCTTTAAATTTATATTCAGGAATAACATTGTCCATCCTAATCGTAGTTCCAGTAGGTATAACTATCGTTTCAACTTTGACATATTTCTTTACAGCAAGATAAATTATAATTCGATTTACTAATTTTTGACATACATTTTCTCTATACGATTTATCTCCTGAAAATAGCTGATTATCTTCAATTAGTGTAGGGAGAATACAAATACTCGGATTATCTTCTTTTATATATTCGACATAAAAATATAGATAAAGGCTACTGAATCCATTATTCTCTCTAAATAACCAAATATACAGCCCCTTCTCGCCAAATCCATAAACAATGGTTCCACCATCTGTTGAGACTAATATACCACATGCTCCTTCATTACAAAATTCTTGAAAAAGGCTATGGTAAATTTTAATAAACGACTTAGCACTCTTCTCCATAACCTTACTAAATGAAGACATAATAATCTCCGGAATTCCCCAGTTTGGCTTATATGTTCTACTAACATCCATTAAATGGTCTATGCCACTCCACAAATAATCATGATGTTCTTTGTTGTCTATTAAAGGAACTCCAAACTTCATCGTTTCATAAATCTTACTTGTATCAAGCAACCAAGAAATTATAGGCCGTTTACGAATTATCATAGCTATAAAGGTTTGTTTTTGATTAAATTCGGGAATAAATTTCAGATATTTTTTTATGCTTTCAAAATGTTAGTTCGATTATTTCTCATATTCCCAAAAACTAAGTTTCCCTTTCACATTCATAATCGGTTTATCAAAGAGTATTGCATCCTTCAGTACCCAGTTCCAGCAGCCTTTTTCGGCCCATACTGAAGGATGGTTCCGTACGCAGTCGGCTATTACCACGCTGCCAATAATATCACCATGTGGAAGCTCTTTTTTATTTCCGAAAAGTTTTTTTTCATATGGAATTACTTTAAAAAGCTGTTCTCTCGTTAATGCTTCCCACCCATTCTCATCTGTAGTTTTTGAAACATGTATCAGTACTCTCTGACCAATGTACTTCTGAGGACACTTCCATGTCCGGTTCTCGATGTCTTTGATACCGTGAGCGATTAGGCTCGCCCACGGCTGTTTGATGGATATTGCTTTCATAATCAATCCTCCAATAACTCTAAAATGCGACAAAGAGCACCTTCAAGAACAGACACCCTGTCCTCCATGTCATTTCTGTAATCTTCATATTCTTGGTCCTCATAGAGTGTCTCGCACCCTTCATTTTTTGATGTTGAGTATTCCAATGATGTGTGACATATATCTGCAATATCCCCAAGGAGTTCATTTACAGGCTTATCACCTAACATGGTTTCAACAGTTGTTTCAATTTTCACTTTTACTTGTTTCATAGCTTCTCCTTTCCACCTATCCCAGCAGCCACCACATGACTGCCAGGAACAGGTAATATAGTTTTGTTTTACTCATTTCCATTCATTTTCTTATCCATCCATTCAACAGCATCCTGTATGGATGAAACTTTCTTAAACTCACGTGTAACACAGTACGTCATATATTCACAGATAATTTCTTCATCATCATTAAAGTAGATGTTGTATGCCCCAGTGCTATTTGCTCCAGTACAAGGTATCTCAAGCTCCAAAGCCTTCAATGCTTTTTCAGCATCACAAGTGAAGTAAGCATATATATCATGCGAAACCTCCTTGCATCCGGTCAATTTTACAATGTTTGCCATATCACTTTTTTGTTTTTAAATGTTTTCTGTATTTCACTGGTATAAATCGTTTGAGTTCCGGAAGCGAAGTAGAAACAATGTGTATCCATGCGTTCCACCTTTGTCCGTCATGGTCTCTTGACGGTATCGAGCAGATTTGTCCGTAACAAGTTCCGTTCTTTCCTTCAGCCTTGCATTTCACACAGCACCCTTCACATTCGGATGAAAGATGGCAAAGGATGCAAGCCTGTTCTTTACTAATTCCATAATCCAGATTTAAGGACAATTGAGTTTCTTTCATTGATTATTTCTCTTTCTTTCAACTAATAATTCCAACCGTTTCTCACACTCAGCACACTCGATTTTCTTGCGCTCAAACTTCTCCCGGAACTTAACAAGCTCCTCATCCGTGTTCTCATCAAAGAACATGTTGTTCTGACGGTTGTGCTCGATGTACTCATTCATCTTGCGTTCTGCTTTTGTTATCTGGGCTTTTGTAGACATCAGTTTACTAAGGCAACCGTTAACATCCATAGATTCTCCAGAACGCTTGTCATAGAAGTACAGGCTTGTAGATACAATCTGTTTGGGGTATTGGCACTGTAATTTCGCCATCCTCCATCTGATTACCCATTGGTACCGGAAATATATCTCACGGGGAAGATTGTAGTGATATAAGCTTACTTGTTTTTCTTCATATCCGTAGTAAATAGTTACTTCAACCCATTGCTCAATCTTCAGTTCCCTTTCAGCTTTGGCCAAATCCTTAGCCATCTGGAACCAGTCATCCACACTTTCCTGCTTTCCCATATCATTTAAATTTCAATTCAAGTTGTGAGTAAGGTTCTTTATACCCAGGATTTGAAAATAAGAAAGCCTTTCTCAATGCCTCGAAGATTCTTTCACTCATGGCCTTAGAAACATTGTTCTTGTCAGCTTCTCTGTTAATCAGCAAGCATCTTTGAAGGCTACCATTTATCGGCTTCTCGTCGAGGAACAGGCTGTACTCAGTAAATATCCGGTTCTGACGTTTACCTTCCTTTTCTTCTTCATCAGTCTGGTACCGTTCAAATACGGTGTCTTGAAGTGTTCTTAGACACCTTTGTCCACGATCACTCCTGCATCCCAGCATTTCGTTTTCGAACATTACTGACAAAGCACGCTTCTTACGGGCATTGCCTATTCTGGCCCATCCATAATAGACTTTTAGTTTTCCCATGACTTAAAATAGATTTTGTTGCACAATAATTCCTTCAGACGTTTTAATCTCTCCAAAACATTCTCTCCGAAACCTTTTCTCTTGTTCATCGAAATATTCCTTGTCTATCTCGGTTCCATAGAAATCGAACCCCATCCGATAAGCTGCGATTCTGGAACTTCCACTGCCGAGGTGCGTGTCCAGTATTTTGTCACCAGGTTTAGCAAATTTTTCAAGAATCCATTGATAAAGTTTGATAGGTTTCTGTGTAGGATGGATTTTTGCTTCTTTATTGTTACCTCCTGTGTTTGACAAATGAATGATAGATGCCGGACAATCAAAAGAAGTCCAAGCAAGCTCAAACTGGGAAAAATTCTTCCAAGGCTGCATTTTATCCCAGCACAATATCCCGCGTGTAGGTGGTAGAGAAAAATAGTTGCCTCCCCATATCACTTGATTACGGCTTACTCTGAACAGTTCCTCGAAATACTCTTTTGAGGGAGGATGACAATCCCAATCGCATTGCATAGTATTCAATGCCCGGTTTTTAAGTTTTCCAGCTCCTTGATTAAAGCGTTTCCTTTTCAGCCTTTGAGCTATACTTTCACCATTGTATCCTCCATGTCTACGGTTCATGTTGCTACCCATTGACATGTTCGGGGCATTTATTCCGTATGGAGGGTCGACCACTGCCAGCTCAAAGAACTTATCTGGTATGTTCCGCATGTATTCCATGCAGTCCATGTTATGTACTTCACTAACCATTTTACGCAACCTTTCTTTTTCTTATAATCTCCTTACAGATAGCTTCACAAAGCACACGGGCCATATTCACCTCAACGGCATTACCGATAAACTTCTTCTGGTCTGACTGTGGGCCAATCAGTACATAGTCTTCTGGGAATCCCATTATCTTTTTCAGTTCTGCTATCCGAAGCATACGCATCTTGATGTCAATGATACCATATAAGGCCATAAACTCCTTAATCTTGGCAGTCATCGGACTGTCCACTGATGTGACTTGTATGCCGATACCTCCTTCAACCTCTACCAAATAGGGAGGCATCTTGTCCATCCGTGCTATCAATGTAAAACAAGGATTGTTTACAGAACCTCCTGCACTGGCAAACTGCGGATTCATAAGGTAATGCCATTTACGGTTGGCCGTGATTGTTTGTGACGGCTGTTCTATGCTGCTTCCTACATTTGAGAAAGCTGTGTTCATTATCCACGGTTTGCAGCTTACCATATTGAACTTCGGCACCGTGGTTACTGTACCAACTGGCAGCTCAATAGATGTCGGTTTCCCGGTACCATACTGGTTATCTATGAAAACAGAATTTACCAATGCCAACCTGTCTTTTGTTGTTACCGTAGGGGCTGGAAGTTCTACAGAATGGTTATGACCATTCCCGTAATAGGCTGAGACGAAAGCGTGGTGGTCTTTACAGGTTATTGTTCCAGCCGGTCCTTCCACAGATATATTTTTGCAATCTGGCTGTCCACTGAATTGTTTTGAAAGGAAAGACACCTGTACCTTGGCAAAACGGTTGGCCGTGGTCAGTACGCCACAAGGTTCGTCTATTGATTTGACCGTGTCCTGAGGTCTTGCTGTATTGTATCGGGATATGAATGCGTCCTTTCCTCCAGCCACGAACTTAATCAGTCCGGCATAGATGCGTTCAAGAGTTTTCTCGGCCAGCGGCTTCTTCCGGCAAAAGATACTTTCTCCTTCATCTGAGAAGTCCAGCACTTCCTTGACCGGCTTCCACTTCTCCAGCCGACAGAACATATCGTTTTTCCCATACTTACAGTGAGTAGGTTCTGGAAATACAATCGGAAGTCCACGCTTGGCGAAGATACCGAAGAACCGCTTGCGAGTGGTGTATGCCCCATAATCGGCAGCGTTAAGAATGCGCCAGTCAAAATCGTAACCATATTTCCTGACGTTGCGTTTCCACTTCTCATAGCATCGCCCTTTATCCTTGCTGATGGGGTGCCCTTTTTCATCCATATCGCCCCATGACATGAACTCCTCAACATTCTCTATCTGTATGTAGTCTGGAACAATAGCCTCGATATATCGGAAAAGATGCTCAGCCAGCGTCCTACTATCGGCGTCCCGTGGCTGGCCGCCCTTGGCTTTACTGAAGTTCGTACATTCAAGGCTGGCCCATAATACAACCAGTGCATCCGGATAAATCTTCTTCATTCGTTCTACATGGGCCACCAAAGGAGATAGTTCCAAAGTTCTGATGTCCTCCGTGAAGTGGAGCGCATCCGGGTGATTTGCCGCATGGCTGGCGATGGCGTTTGCATCGTGGTTTACACAAGCGACAACTTTCGCACATTGTTCATCTTCGTAGCGTGCGTTTTCTACTCCGGTACTGGTTCCCCCGGCACCGCAGAAAAGGTCAATATAGAGTAATTTTATCATATCAGTTCCATCTTTGAGGTCGATTGTTGATTCTCTCCAAGTAAGCGGCTATCTTCTTCTCCGCATCCTCACCGTTGCGGACGAAAATTCGCGTCCGTGTCTTGTCGCCTGGGATAGCCACATACTTTCCATGTTTCTCCAGTTCCCGATGCTGGGCGATTTTCAGTTCAGTTCCAGAAGGGTTCTTCTCCAAATCCACTTTACGTGGAAGTATTGGGTCATTCTCCGTTATCATTTTGCAAGATATTTGTTGATTATGTTACTCACTACAAGTCCGGCTTCATCACACATCCCGGCAAAGTTGTCAGACAATGAAGCGTTTTTCTCTTCATCGGGTATTCGTACTATGCTTCTCAGTTCTTTCAGTACGCGTTTCACCTGAAAAACTACCTGAGCATCTATTCCGTTTGATTCAAGTTCAGACTGGAACTCCAGTGCCGCACCCTCAAGTAAGTCTGAATAGATGAACAGCTTGTGCATCTTGCGAAGCATTTCTACCTTGAACTCCGGGGTATAGTCCTGAAGAAGTTCTCCCAAGGAATGCGGTTCCACCTCTCTTTCAAGGGAGTCAATCTTGTTCTTGATTTTCTGTGCTTTGGCAAAGTTCATGGATGAAATCAAGGCGATATACTTCTTTCTCAGTTCATTGAGCTTTCTTTCTGATTCTTGTCTTGTCATTTCTCTACTTTTCTGATGATTAAATACTTTGGCTCACCCTTGCGGAGATTGCTTAATGTCTCTTCGTCAACCTCTGCTTCTGTGAGTCCGTTCACGTTCATGTATTGTGGGAGACGGTATTTTTCACGTAGTCTCCTGATCAGGTTCCAGTCACGAGTTACCCAGTTAATTGTGATTTTCATATCATTTTCTCAGACTTTCACCGCTGAAGAGGACGGTTTTCGTTATCGCCCTCAGCCGGTCAATGGTTCTTTCCCCATACTTCTCTCTCAGCTCGTCTATCGTGAGGTTGGTAGTCAGGATAAGAAGCTTTCCTTTCTTCTCGGCTTCGTCTGCCAGTTCGGCGAATGCAAGCCTTTTTTCGCCGTATTTCACGCTTAAATTCTCTGTCCCTATATCGTCAACGTAGATGATGTGTTTTTGCTTCACGGCGTCCAAATCTGCATTCATCTGCTGTGCATCGTAGCAGCTTACCACCTTGCGGCAGTAATGGTTAAGAACCAAAGGAAGAATCTTTCCGCAGATAAGGGTCTTTCCGCGTCCGCAGTTGCCGAAACACAGAAGTCCGCGACCTTCATTGCCGGCCAGCCAGCCTGCCACTTCTTCGTACTCAGGAAGCCATCTGGCATTTTCTCCAGTGAAGTACCTGATACCGGCCCAGAGAACTCTTTTGGCATCCGGAACGGTTACCTGTACGATGTTAGGAATAGGGGAGAAGCCCGTATCTTTGAGCCGTTCGATTGTCTGTTGAAAATTTATCTGTTCCATGTTTACCAGCCTTTCTTGTATTTTTCCGGTGAATTATCCTTCAGAACTATGCCTACATCTGTTTTTGAAAGAGCTTTTTTCTTGGCCTGAGAAACTATCTCATTAAATTTTGAGTTGATGTTTGTCACGCTAAAATTCTCGAATATCCAACCTTCTTTTATGGATAAAAGCAAATATTGAAGTGCATACAGGATTGATTCATCGGCGACATCCATCTGCTTCTGTTCCCGTTGGAACTTCAGTTTTTGAAGCAGCTGGGACATTGCTCCTGCATCCTTGGCCGTCCAGTAATAATCACTTCCGAACAACTGTCTGTAATAGGTTTCAAAAAGGGAACGGGCTTTATAGTTAATACCCTCCCCCTTGGGGGGTGTGGGGGGAATATTATCATTAACAGTTTCTTTATCTTTCTTTTTCTTATTGCCCTTACCTTGCCCCAAATCTTCAATTTTTTCGGCCATTTTTTGCGACATTGCCCTTAGCTCTGCCCTTAGTTCGCCCATAGACACCTTTAAATCGCTGATTTCTTTATTGTTGTCTATGCCCTTATCTTTGTCCTTTGGATTGTCCTTGATAGGATTGTAGTCATCGTAATTGCATAAGGTTATGACAGTCATGCCCTGTTGGTTACAGGTTGTAATCATCCCCTTCTTCTTCAGTTTGGACAGGAAATATCTGACCTTCTTCTCAGACCATTTCCAACGCTTCATCAGAAACGATATGGATGCTGGATATTGACCTCTTGAATAAGAGATTTCCCGACCTCCGATGAGTTCGCTGTACGCCTCGCCGGTTGCATCAAATCGTGCTGACTGAATCAAGTCAAGCCACGCTTCGCATTCCGAAAACTCACGGGCTACTTTCCACATTTCATTCGAGAAAAACCTGCGGCTTAGCCTCAAAAATCCTTCTTCCATAGTTTCAGAATCTTACGTTAGTCAACTGTCTGCTATTGGAGTACACGGCCCATTTGCCGTTTCCGCTATCCACCAGGCGTAAATCCTTGACTTCGCCAAATCGTTTCAAATTCCCGCAAAGGTCAACGATCCAGCCAGCCTCCTTGTTAGGATGCGGACGGATAGCACGACCGACTATTTGGTACCATAGAGCTAAAGACATCGTCGGACGGGCCATGACAATCGTATCCAGTTCAGGATAGTCAAATCCGGTAGTAAGTACACCTACATTGGCAACGACCGGTATCTCTCCAGCCTTGAACGCTTCAAGGATATGTTCACGTTCTTTCTTCGGTGTTTCTCCTGAAACGATGGCAGTTCCGGGAATGGACCAGGTAAGGCGTTCTGCTTCCTTCAGAAAACGAGTGAAAACCAATATACCTTTTCGTTTTACACCGCTCTTGGGATTCATAAGCCTTTGGACGATACTTACCAGAAACCCGTAGAAGTCGATACGCTCATACTCTTTTACTACAGACTTGTCCGTGGAGTCGGCTCCGGTAGTGTTCACCTTCAGGTTAAGTTCGTTCCATCCCAAAGGATTCATCGGATAATAGTTCAGCTTCGAAAGATACCCCATATCCAATAGAGTAGAGATTTGAACCTGATAGATTACCTCAGAGAACACGCACGGGCGTGTGCGTGTGATGAACTTCAACATGCTGCCGAAATCCCTGCTTGATGAAAGACGGTAGGGCGTAGCCGTCAATCCAAGAACTTTACATTTCAGCATCGAAAGAAATCTCTTGTACATTCCGTCTTTCGGGTTAACCAGATGGCACTCGTCGATGATGATATTCTGAAAATGCTGGAAGAGTTCCGGATGGTTGACTACGCTTCCGATAGTGGCGAAAGTTATTCTTGAAATCTCCTTTCGCCCGAATGAGGCAGAGTAGATGGAACAGTCCAGAACACCATACGAACAGAGCTTCAGATAGTTCTGTTCGAGTATTTCTTTACTTGGCTGAAATACCAGCGTGTGCCCTTCAAGACGGCTGGCGATGTCGGCAATCACAAGACTCTTGCCGGCTCCGGTAGGCAGCACCATGATGGCATTGTTCTTCTTGGCCCTGTTAGCAAAGAAGCTGACTGCTGCATTACTGGCCTTCTGCTGGTAATCCCGTAAAACATAACTCATAATCCTTTCTCCTTACTCAGTTTGTCTCCCAAAGCCTTGTAATACTTGGTGAGTTCGATTAATTCAAAATCAGTCCATTTCTTCGCCTGGCTTGCTCTCCATGCCAGCTTGTCGAATCGTAGCTGGCCGATTTTAGCTTTCAGGTTCTTTTCATATTGTATCAGATGGTCGGCACTGAATCGGTTGCACGCCCGGCACTCGGCATGGGCGTTATCCTCGTCAAAGCGTGTGGCCATGTGGCGGCGCGAATGGAAGTGTCCGCAATCTGCCTGTTCGTATGGCTTTATCTGGCCGCATGAGATACAGCGGAAATACCCGTTCGGCATACAATCACGAAGCCGGATATAGCGGCTGAAAACTTTGTCGAGTTTGGCCACTAAATCCGGCTTCTTCTTAATCTTGATACCTGCCTTGTCAAATAACGGCAAAGGCTTTTCTTTCTTCTTTTTAGGTTTCTTGATGTAATACGGCATAATACATAATTTTAGTTTGTGATACCGGCAGGATTCGAACCTGCAAGGACTTACAAAGGCTTTAACATGGCCACTCTCAACCTTATGCCATCTCATTTTGAGACGCGTCTACCAGTTCCGCCACGGTACCAGATGCCCGTCTTTCCGGGCTGTCAATTATACTTCGATGATTACGATGTCAGGTGCAACACCTTTGATTGCTTCAACCTGTTTGTCAATCACCTTATTCTTGTATTCTTCAATGGCCTCATTCGCACCGGCAGAAACCAAAGAAAGGGAAACTTCCCGTCCGTCCACATCGGCGTAGATTTCAACTTCGATTTCTTCACAGGCAAAACCTTTGAAAAGAGGGATATTCAGTTTGAACGATTTTGGCAGATTGGAATCAACCACTTGAGAATAGTTATCCGTCTTGTTTCCGTTTTCCTCTTTACTACGTTCTATATCCTGGTTTACTTTCGCCTTGAAATTCTTCAAAGTAGAAACCAGCATCATGTTCTGTGATTTGTCTTTGAAGAAAGCACGGTGCATCTTGAAGAACTGGGATAACTTAATAGGTTCCCATTTCCTTTCCGCATTGATACCGAACTCCTGCATTTCCTTTGAAGCCTGTAAAACTCCACTAATTACTGTCTGGTAATAATTGGTTTCATCAATAGTCAAAGCCAGACACATCTTATCACGGTTCACAATGATATTGGCCGATTTCTGATTAATCAGTTCGACACGCTTTTCCAGCCATCTGAAGGGTGCTTCTATCGTTCCATTGATAACTACTCTCTCCGGTTCTTTCGGGTCAAGTGCTACGGGTGCCTTACCTTCTCTTAATACTACTTCGATAGGTTTACCGTTATATTCTTTCGGCACAACCAAGTTGATTTTGTTCTCACTCATCTGTTCCTGTTTTACTGTTAATACTGAAAATTGTCTTCTGCATTTCTTGTGGCATGATCGGGCGGCTATAAACCAGCTCACCTAACTTGTTGTAGAATCCAGCCATTTTCTCCTTGTGGTAGAGGAATTTGGCACATTCCTCGTTGGCTACGAACTCTGAACCTCTTTTGATATGGTCCAAAAGTTCCTGTTTTTCTTCATTCAAAGGCTTTAGGCGTTCTTTGAAACTCTCCATAGCCTCTTTCTTCTCCATCTCGACATCGTTGATGGTGATTGATACCTCGGCCAAAGTCTCTTTCTTCTGAGCCAGTTCTTCGGGGGTGAATCGGTGAGTATATCCGATTTTCTCTACCGCATCGGCGTTGTCCTGAAGGAACTGCCATCGTTCCTGTTCAGGGATGTCTTGTCCTAAAAATTTGTCCATAGTCAAATAAATTCTTTATTACGTTCGATTTCTTGTTGTGCGTATATAAGTGCCTGTTGTTCGTTGGCTGCCGGAAGATATACTCCGGCCACGGACGCAGACCAGTTACGGAAACGGTCAATGCTCAAAGTCATTTCACCTGTCGTAAGTTCTGCCGAACTTCTCAGGTAGGTAACTTCCTTGCCTTTCTTGTTGACCGTCTTTCTCTCAAACAAATCACGGTTGCAAGTCCTTTTGTAGAAGTCTATCTTTGCTTCATCAAGGCTGCAACCGTACTCACTGCCGAAATACCCTAAAAGCAGATGTAAATAACTGTTCTGGGATAGCGTGCGGTTAGGGAGCTTCTTTCTCACTTCCACAACTGCATGCTCCTGGAACAGTTTGTTTACATAAGCCTTGAACTTGGGTATATCGTATTCATTCTTCAGATTGAATATGCTCATAGGCTAGAACGGTAAGTCATCTTTGGGATTTCCATTCGCATCTACATCAGGTGGAAACGCCTGTGCCATGGTTGGCGTTTGTGTCGGTGCCGGTTGCTGTGCTGGCACGGATGCTGGCTGGTGCATTGGCTGACGGCCTTCCAGTTTATAGCAGCGGATGGACACCATGCGTTTTAGTTGTCCGTCCTGATTTGTCCATTCCCGACCTTGCAGGGAAAAGGAAACCGTTATTACATCACCGGTTCTGAACCGGTCAAGTTCGGCACATTTGTCACCACTTACTTCAAGAGGTAGAATGTTCTCGTACTGGCTTCGTTCACCTGTATAGGGGTCATAGGTTGTGGCATCAAGAATAAATTCACGTTTCACAAACGGGTTGCCACCGCTTTTGGATGGGATTTCTTGGGGCTGGCCAATATAGACCAGCCGTCCGGTTATTTGATTAGGCATAATATATAGATAGAAGATTTGACGAATTAACTCTAATATCCATCAGAATTTTTCGCCGTTCATTTGTTATCAATGCGTAGGCACAATCTCTAGTAAGATAGGTCAGAAGTCCATTTTGTTCACCTCTAAGCTCATAAATCCTTCCATTGTATTCAATTTCATCCATTTATCTAGTCTTCTGCAAAAATTTTCTTATCGGTTATCAAATCTCTGTTGTCATTCAAGAACCGGATAAAGTCCTCACAATGATTTATAAGGATAGGTATATCCCGTGCCGGTACGAAAGTGTAGCTTTCAGTATAGGTTGATTTGAAGTCCGTAACATTATACTCAAATGACCTTACATCACTTCCGTTCTGCATCAGACAGTATGGATAAACCATGTGCTGCCAGTGGTCTTTGAACTTACCTACATAGTAACTTCCGGTAGTCTTGATGTCATGTACTGACATCGGCATCAGTTCATCTATATAACCATATAGAAGAACTCCTCCGAAGCATGTTGGCAAAACTGCTTCAACCCGTTGCTGGGTCAAGGCCCCTTTGTAATAGTCTGCAAACTCACGGCAGATTGAGATAGGGAAATCGAACTGACGGCATTTATAGGTGGCTCTCAGCCCGACCAATGTCTGTCTGCCATCCTGCATGTCTGACAATAGTCTTTCCACCTGTACCTTGTCTGATTTCCTGTTTTCAACCATACAGTCGACTACCTCATTGAAAGCCGTTCCCTTGTCGGCTGCTTCACTATCAAACGGGACACGGTTTATAGTGTCAATCAGGCTCTGAAACTGCTGCTGTCTGAACTCTTCGGGGGTATGTGGGGGATTCTCACTGAATCCCCAATACCTTTCCCAGATGGCATCACTTTTCAGATAGCTTGTAAAGGCATCCAAAAGTGTAGCATAGAACTTGAATTTAGGCTGCTTTGTCTGCATAAGTCTTTGTCTCTTTATCGAATACCAGCCCGAGAGCTTTTACTTTTGCTGAAAACAGATTTCTGGCCATATTCAAGGAACTGCCTACATGCTCAAACTCATTAATTCTTGACGCAAACTCATTTGCAGAACTGGCATCAGTAATAAGTTCGATGTTCTCTTTGATTTCAGCTATGACCTTATCATATTTTGCAGCTTCTTCTTTCTTTACCTGCAACATGCTCAGGTAGGGCATGATTACCTTTGCAGTGATAAAGTCGTTCTTGGCAGTGGGATTTCCATTCTTGTCAAGAATTGTAGGCACCTGCATCAGTCCCGGCAAATTGCAGGTGTTTTTCCCGTCATTTCTTGATGTGGGGTCAAATGTGATTGTACGCTTCTGCACACCGTTCTCATTGCGCATTTCCAGATACCCCAGCAAATCAAGTTCCGTAACAATAGAGTTGTAAGATTTTTCTCTTAAAGCAGGTATGAACACAGTGTCGTCACCTTCTTTTCGGGTGTCACGGTGGGCCACAAACACTACGTTCTTGTTCAGTGATGAAAGGGTTCGTGTCATCCGTGAGAACTCAGCGTTGATACCTCCCCAGTCCTTGATTTGCGGCTGGCGTGTACCGCATTTGTAAGAAATGATGAAATCCATCATCTTTCCGATGGTGTCCACAACTATTGTCTGATAGGCCGAAAGGTCTTCCTGCAATACCTGTTGTACATCCTGCCATGAACTTACCTGTACGATGTCTATACCGTCCAGATGTGCCATATTTACACGTTTCACACCATTGTCAAAGTCGAGCAGCAGCGGTTTCGGTGCGCTCAATGCTACTGTTGTCTTACCCATACCTGCCTGACCGTAAATCATCATCTTAACGGTGGAAGGAATTACTAATTCATTGGATTTCTTAATCAAACTCATAACGCAATAGTTTTAAAAAAATATATTAATACATCAATTTTGCATGTTTCCATATAAAACCACCTGCATATTTTCTCTTTTTCTTTAAAGCACTACTTATCGAACCTTGATGGACACCCGTTTTCGCTGAAGCCTCACACATACTAGTGAACCTATTGATAAATTCTCCTTCTAGGGTATATTGCTCTACCACCATTCGATGCCTGCTTTCAGAATTATCACGAGTCTCTACTATGCGCTTTATTCTAGTTCCATAATTATTGTTATACTTACTACTGCACCACTCCAAGTTTGATACCACATTGTTCATCTTATTTTCGTCTTTATGATTCACTTGTGGGAGATTTTGGGGATTCTCAAGAAATGCAGCAGCAACTAAACGGTGGACTTTATATGTTTTACTCTTATTATCGACAGATATATTTACTATCATATAACCATCTCGTCCTTTTCTCTGTTTCAGGACAGTTTCGCTAGAGTATTGGTTTACAACCTTTTCTCTTTTTAAAGATTTTATCCTCCCTATATTACTGGCTTGATAATATCCTTTGAGAAAAGGTATGTCTTTCCATATTTCATTATCTTCCATATCATTTTAATTTAGCCCATTTAATCACGTCCCAGGCATTACAAGCCCATCTGCTGTGTGGCACGCCTTCTTTGGTCTTGTATCTTATCCTTCCGGATTCGCACAATTCTTTCAGCCTTTTGAGACCGCCTACTATCGAAGCTGCTTCGTATTTCCCGAAGGACTTGTTGTTCAAGACGATTTTCAATACATCCTCGTTTATCATAAGCATTTTATTTTAAGCAGATAATTGCCGAGAAACCCGGATACTCTGTTGCTGATACCCGGTATTTCACGTCCATTTTGTTTTTAAGTGTCCCGATCAAGCGGAGGTCACGGTTACGGCGTGAGGCTTCCAACTTGATTCCGATATGCCGTTTCTTGTCATAGGGAACCTTGTAAATGTCCCCTTTCTTCATTGCGTCAAACAGACGCACAGTCTGATAGTTTTCGTCTACTGTAATTTCTCTTACCATAGTTTAAAAATTTGATTGTTTGCTGGCAGAACGGGACTTGAACCCGTGACTTCCATGCTAACCCTTACATGGTGTTCTACCGCCTGAACTATCTGCCAATGAAAATGCCGGACTTTCATAGCCCGGCATCTACCCATTTTCTATAACACATAAAAACTAATCGACTAAGACAACTAACGATTTGACCAAGTTCTTGAAGTTGTCAAACTTCGATTCAATCTTTTTCTTTTCTTCCGAATAATACAGCATTGATTTTTTGTATTCCTCTGATTCGCGTTGCAGATTCTGTGTGTATGCCACGAGTTCATCATGCGTCATACCCTGTAATTCTTCATTTGTTTTCATGTCTATTCTTTTTAATGTTCTTGATTTCAGTTTCTATCTCCTTGTCGAACAGCTCCCGTCTGTCCAGTTCTCGCGAACGTGCCGCCAGAATGGCACTGATGTCCGCAAATTCATCACAGATGCTTTTTATTGTTTCTTGCAGCTCGTTCATTGTCCAGTCTGTTTGCGATTGAAAAACCAGTGATTATAAACCCGACGAATCCTATCCAGTACATAGCAGACAGGTCTTGATTGAAGTGCATTACCAGAACGGACAATGCACAGAGAAAAAGTAGTATTTTCATAACCGTGTGTATTAAATATCGCTCCCGTGGGCGTTCCGGTGGTTGCCTTACTGCTTATCAGAGGTCTGGTAAGCCACGGGTATATATAGTTCATGCTGGTGTCTAATCAGTGAAGATTGTCTTTGTAGCCGGCCTACGGCCACCTGCAATCGTATAAGTGTCTTTTTATTATCTGTGTGATTCGTATGCTGCGTTTGCTTAGTGCAGCCCTTTACTCATACTCTTTTCACACATCCGTTATCGCTACTCAGTCGTCCGTTTCACGTCAGGCTTAACGGTAAGCCTAAATTTCCATCATGTCAAAGAACCAATCAAGTAGAACCCTGCCCGATTCTCGCTATCGGTTGCCGTTCAGTCCGTCAGCAGGGTAGGTGAGTTACCAACGTATCACAGGCAAGCCTTGTGATAACTGAAGGTTGATGTAGTCCATACCGTCATCTTCGCTGTAATCATCGCAATCGTAAGACTTCAATGCCTCTATTTCTTCTTCGATAATATCTTCAATGTCTTGCTTGCAATCTGCATTGTATTTGCTGCAAACTTCTGATTCTGACATGCCTCTAACAGATTCTAACTCTCTGTAGAGTTCATCTAACTTCTTGCTTGCTTCTGTTGCTCTCATAATCATGCGATATTTATAAGGTTGTCAAATTTTATATTTCCATTGATAGCCACCAGCCGTTGTCGTTTTTCCGATACAGCAGCAATAGATGTTTGAAACACTTACACCTGTTCTTCGTGAGGCTTCATTCAAGCTCTTATATTCTGCTATAACTTCACCATCTATAATCTGCAAACATGCTTTTTGATTGTACATTGGTTTGCCATTTCTCAGCGTCTTGTGATAATGTTCTGTATTTTCGTGTGGTGTACACCATTCAAGATTTTCTAATCTATTATCCATTTTATCGCCATTGATATGATTGATATACTCTTTTCCTTTTACCTTTTGAAGAAATGCTTTTGCCACAATCCGGTGGACACTCTTTGTATAGCCAATTCCATTCTTATATATCGTTACCATGGCATAGCCATTTCCATTTTTTGATGGTGTAATTTCTTTGAATATTCTACCATCAGAAGAGACGAAGTAATCTGTCTCTTCTTCATTGTTTGATTCGAGAACTATTCTTTTTATATCCATTATGCTATGTTCAATAAGTTGGCTTTTTTAAATGATCGCCAAGATTGTTTTTCGGTATCAAAGTATATTGCTACTGTGTCATTCTTCTTTCTGCTTTCACCTGATGTGGCTGGTATCAGATTTTCTTTCAGCGTGCCGTAGGCTTCACGAACAGAACCATCTACCTTTTTGAAGTAGAACTTTACGATTCTTTGCTTCATTGCAGCTTTCAGCTTCATATTTGCCCAAGCGCATTTCATTGCTTCACTCATAGAGAAACCGTTTCTCTTTACGAAAGTCCACGCCATCAGCATGACTTCTTTTAATTGGTTCTTGATTTTTGTACTCATAATCGTGTGAGGGTTAGTTGTTTTTTACTATATTTGTTTCGTATCTAAGTTTCGATATGCAAATGTAGTTCATATTTTATAAACTACAAAGAAATGGTTTATAAAATATGAACAATAAACATTGTTTAACTATTGAGAACTTTAATACATTATTATATGAAGAAAGAAATTTCAATATGGATTGGTATTACTGCACTAGTCCTAAGTATTACAAGCATTTGTATATCAGCTTGGCGTTCACCTGAACTATCTTTTGATTATCAAGGTGTATTAGTTGGAGTGTTATCGTTATTAGTAACAGTAATATTGGGATGGAATATATATACTGTAATTGACATCAAAAATACAAGGGGAGAAATATACAAATTAAAAGGGCTGTTAGAAAAACAGATACAGCAGTCAAATGAGAATACAAAACTAATTTTGCGGATGGAAATGATTGATTCGGCTGAAGTGTTAAATGCTTTTACCGCAAATGAAATCCCAGATTCTTTAGTTGTGATGTTTAAAGAGTTCTGTCGTATAAAAAACGAAAATAGTATAGCAAAAATGTTGGCACAAAGCTATATAACGCAAGCTTTAATAGGGTTTATAAAGAAAAATAACAATGTTATAACAGATGGCTTAATAATGCAGTTAAGTGAACGTGTCAAAATAGAAGAGGTTGAAGACTTTATTCATTATCTTTCCTCTCTACCCGACGAGCGTAAGCCTCAATTGCTTGATGAACTCTTTTCTTTATTACACCGTCTAACTTATGAAATCTTGAAAAGGCTCGTTTAATTAGTTCTTCATCAACGCCATCATATATCAAAGAGTCAAGGGCAAGTAAAATTTCGCCTCGTAACATATACTCGGGGATGATTTTCTCTAGTTCTTCTCTCATATAAAATTAAACACCCACAATAGGTACGAGCTATCATGGGTGCATATATTAAACCTCCTCGGAGGAATGTTTAACCAATTGTTCCTGTAACACCTCGTACTTGTTACGGATACAAATATAGTTTATATTTTATAAACCGAAAAGAAAAGTTCATTTTTTATGGAAAGAAACGAAGTCACTAAAAGATTTTTAGAAACGGTTGATTCCATTTATTCCCAGGACAAAGACTTTCTTATCGAATCGGAAATAAAGAAATCTACTTTTTCTCAGGTCCGTTCAGGTAGGCAGCAAGCCTCTTTGGATATGATTTTAGCCTTATCTTCTGTTAGAGATGAAGTAAACACTGACTATATCTTAACCGGTCGTGGAACACCTTTACGCACACCTGAAGTTACTCAAATATTTCACCCTAAAAGCCTAGAAAAAACAGAGGAAGATGGATTGATAACCCTTTATGATGTTGAAGCTGCTGCAAACTTGAAATCCCTCTTCGATAACAAAGACCAGAATATCCTTGGACAAATCAATATTCCAAATATCCCTAAATGCGATGGAGCTGTTTATGTCAAAGGAGATTCCATGTATCCATTACTTAAATCTGGTGACATCGTAGCATATAAGGAGGTACCTTTAGAAATGAGTCATATTTTCTTTGGAGAAATGTACCTTGTGTCAATAGATCTGGATGGAGATGAATACTTAACTGTAAAATACGTCCAGCATTCAGAAAAAGGTGAAGACTGGATAAAACTGGTAAGTTACAATCAAAACCACCAACCCAAAGATTTTCCATTATCTTCTGTGAGAGCTATGGCTTTGGTAAAATTGAGTATTAGAATGAACACAATGAAATAATATGGGACTTTATTTTAGGAAAAGGGTGAAGATTCTTCCTGGAGTGCATTTAAACATAAGCAAAACAGGGACAAGTTGGTCTGTTGGTCCGCGTGGAGCTTCAGTGAATGTGGGTAAGAGAGGAGTTTATGTGAATACCGGGATACCAGGAACTGGTATATATTCTCGGACTAAAATATCGGGAGGTAGTAGTAACTATGATAGAGATAAACATTATGCTTCTAAGCGTGAACAAGAAAATGAAGCAATTAATAGCAATCCGTTGAGGTTCATTTTGACATTTCTGTTTTTACTGGCTTCAGTAATGATTCCGTTACTTACAAGTGCTTCATGGATTTGGTTTCCTATACTCGCCTTAATTGGAATTTGTTGTGCTTTTATTCCTGATAGTAAAACGGAAGCTAATAATTTAAACTATAATGCTGATAAAGTAGAACCTATCCATATAATCCCGGATAAAGTTATAAACATATCAGAAGAGAAATACGTATCTGAAAATACTTCTACTCTAAAAGAAAATGAGTCTCATAGAGAGGAAAATGTTTTAAAGGATTCCGTGATACATAAATTAGATCCATTATTTGAAGAATCGGCTCGTTTGGTCGTGAATCAGCAGCAAGGAAGTACTTCTCTTCTTCAGCGTAAACTTATAATAGGATATAACAGGGCAAGAAGGATAATGGGATTACTTGAGAAAGCTGGGATTGTTGGACCAGCAAATGGAGCAAACCTTCATGACGTGCTTTGTAAGGATGAAGTTGAGTTGGCTGAGAGGTTAGAAAACCTGAGTGATGACATGTTCCAAGAAACAACAAAAGATACTAATATAGAGGATAATTTTGATAAGAGTTCTCGGCTTGTTAATATTGGAATTGATTTAGAAAAAGAAGGAATGATTGATGAAGCTATTAATGTGTATGAGAAATCAATCATTTACAGATTACCGCTTAAGCACCCATACGAGAGACTTGCTATCCTTTACAGAAAAAGAAAAGATTATGAGAATGAAATCCGAGTTATAAAAATTGCAATAGAAGTCTTCATGAAAGAAAATGAGAGAAGAGCCAATATGGTAATTGATGAGGATAATTCTATGTATAATCAAGTAATGCAAGCATTAGAGACCAACGAAAGTATTAAGTATGAAGATGGGAAATGGGCTTTCGTTCAATATGATGTCATGAGTTATATAACAAGACTAGAAAAGGCACAAACTTTACTTGATAAATCAAAAAACAAAAAGGAATGAGAAGAGTATTGACTTTGTTGATGGGATTGTTCTTTTTCTGCACATTTCATGCACAAGAAGTAGTAAGATATGTAACGGCAAACCTAAATTTAAGAGATTCTCCTGATGTAACATCTTCTATTATTACTCAGATTCCTAGAGGTACTGCAGTTCTAATTGATGAGGATTGTGATTGCAAATGGATTCCTGTTAGTTATAATGGGTATATTGGATATGTTTCAACGAAGTATCTTTCAAAAGAAAAAGTTTATTATTCTTCTGAAAATCATTCATCAGGACAAATAAGATATTATACTAATTCTAGAGGTGAGAGAGTTCAGTCTCCTACATATTATTCTTCTGCACCTCCTGGGGCAACTGCTTTATGCAGAGATGGAACATATAGTTTTAGTAAAAGCCGTAGAGGAACTTGCTCTCATCATGGTGGTGTTGCAAAATGGTTAAAATAGAGATTTATGATAGTAACAACAACAAATAGTATAGAAGGATATACAATAAGAAAATATCTTGGGGTAGTCAATGCGAATGTGGTAATAGGTACAAATCTGTTTTCCGATATTGCAGCCTCTTTGACAGATGTATTTGGCGGACGTTCTGGAAGCTACAAGAGTAAATTGACTACAATTTACGACGAAGTAATGAAGGAACTGACTGGAAAGGCTGAAAGTTATCATGCAGATGCAATCGTCGGTTTACATGTGGATTTTGACGAAGTTTCTGGCGGTGGCAAATCCATGTTTATGGTTTCCGCATCCGGGACTGCTATTACATTGGAGAAAACTACTCAAGACAGATACTTTCTGTATGACTTACTTGAAAAAATCTACGACTATAAAGAGAAAGGAATATTGACGGAGGAAGAGTTTGATTACGAAAAGAATCGAATTTTGAGTCAACACAGAAATCCTATCTCGGAAGAGTATAAAGACATTTGCCAAGAGCAGAAGGAAAAGGAGAGAGAAGAGCTTTTGCGTGAGGAAAGAATAAACGAAGCAAAGGAGCTTTTAAAGAATCGTACTGGGTGCTCGATTGATGATATAGAAAAAATTGATGAATATCAGCTACAGGCTGTGTCCTATGATGATATTGATTTTGACCCCAATGATTCCATGCAGTATATAATCTCCAAGTTCATAAGATTAAACCGCGTTCCTGAAGCGTGTAAATTCTATATGGAAGAAACGGGCCTTGAGGATTTACAGTCTGCAATAGATTTTTGTCTCAATGTATATAAACAAATGTCCTCCGTTGATGAGGAGAAAGTTGCGGCTCTTATTCCCAAACTCAAGGTTTTAAAGAAGCGTGGATTTATAGAACAAGCAGTATCAGAATATCAAAAGATGACAATATCGGATAAGCAAACATCTGAAGCATTCATACTTTCTTTAGAGATTTGATAGGTATCCGGTGACAGGATAGGGAAGGCATTCAAGTAGAAAAAATGTTCTAATGAGTATCCTTATTCAGCTTAAATTAAATTATAAATAACTGATACACAGTGATTTTATATAATTCTTAGATAATCATTCGTAATGAGTAAGTCGCGGGTTCGAGTCCCGCTTTCGGCTCCGACTTAAAACCGCTTATTCCATGGTGAATTAAGCGGTTTTTCTGTTTTCTATACTCATATTAAACACCCAGTACTATATTGGCGTCAATATTCAATTTCTGGCTGATTTCGCGGGCTACTTTCAAGGTCGGTTCACATTTACCGGAAATATAATCACTCAAGCGTGAAGGACTGACTCCGATTAATTTTGCTAAAGATTTCTGATTAAGTCCCATCTCATACATACGAAGTTTGAGGACATCAACCAGCGTTGGTTCTCCCAGTGCGAAATGCTCCTCAGAATAATCTGCAACGAGATTAGAAAGTAATTCTAACTCTATACTGTGAGGATTATCCAGAGGGGTTTCATCTGTAACCAGTGGAAGTAATTCCTCAACTCTTTTTACTGCCCAATCGTATTGAGCTTTTGTTTCTATCTTTGTCAT